GTTATTGATGATCTTGAACAGAAAGAACAGGTTTTTCGTGACAGGTTCAAAAAAGCAATATCTACTTTCAAAGAAATTATGGAACATGGTTACTGTGAAGATGATGACGAAGATGAGTATGAGAGTGAATGGGAGTGATGCCGGTTGGATTATAAAAAGCTTAGACAGGCAAAAGCTATTGAAGCAACGAATCGAAAAAGACTTCTGAAAATCAATCCAAAGCTTGACGATGGGAGCGGAATATATTTTTTAACCAGAACTGATGAAAACGAAATCCCATACTTTTATATAGGGCAGGCAGTACATATAATTCAGAGGATGTGTTCACATCTTACTGGGTATCAGCACATTGATTTATCAATAAAGAAAAGAGGATTTTACAGTGAAGAAAATCCTTTTGGGTGGAAAATAAATTTTATCCATTATCCTGTCGAACAGCTTGATAAAATGGAACAATACTGGATATTAGAGTACACTAAAAAAGGATATCAATGCCGATACAATAAAACTTCTGGTAGCCAAGGAGAAGGGAAAGAAAAAATAAATGAATTTCGTCCGGCAAAAGGATATAGAGATGGAATCCAGCAAGGCAAAATAACCCTTGCGCGAGAATTAAAACACATCATTGATACTCACTTAAACGTATCAATCAGACCAGAAAAAGCAAATAACAAAGTATCTATTAAGGCGTTGGAAAAATTCAACGACTTACTCAATGAAGAAAACTATCACTGATTCTAACACACCAGTAGTTCTACTGGCTAAATTCCAAAGATAAAAAATAAAAAAATGAATAGAGGTGAGTTTTGTGTCAGAAAACACAAACGAATGTGTAATTGAGTGGATTCCCGGAAGAGATTATGTAGGACTTACTGCTAAGAATGGGAGTACCTGGAAGAACAGATGTGAGGAATTAGAAAAGGAATTTCCAGACGATGTAAAAATTCTTGCCAGAAATAATGATGGATCTATTTTCGCTCACTTGCCGTATTCCTACATTAAATCAATCCACCGAGAAAATATTCCGATGAAACAAAGAAGAAAGCTGCGGAAAGATTAAATAAAATGCGTGTAGAAAAAAGCAATACTGCGGAAGAAAATCCGTTTTGCCTATGAATTACCGTCAGAGAAAATATAATGAGGGGCAATCTGCTAGAAATGATATTTACAGATTTCTTGTCAAGTATTTTGAGAAACACGGATATATGCCTTCTTATGAAGAAATTATGGATGGAACAGACCTTACAAAGTGTACCGTCCAGAGACATATGCGGCAATTGGAGATGGATTCTCTGATTGCCACAGAACATCCGGGAATATCGAGAACATACCGTTTGACGGAATACAGATACGAAAGGAAAAAATATGGGAAGCAAATTAAAGATGAAAGCGCCAAAGAAAAATAGGGTGTTGGAATGTGACAATCAGATGTCACAGGCATTCGCCAGAGCCATGCAGAATTCACGTAAAGAGCTGGAATTTATGCAAGATCAAGCCTACAACGATGGATTCAGCACTGGTGACGACTGGGCGAATACAATTAACACGGTAACAACCATGCTGGCATTACGGAAATTGCATGGCTTTTCCACTAAAAGACTTTTGGATGTAATTAATTGTGCAAATGAGTTTGTAGGACAAGCAAATCGTGGAGAAAGAAGTTTTATGAGCATGATTGAAGAGTTGGAATCTGAAACAGATGTACGGATTCCGGATTTGAATAAAGAATTGGTTAGAAGATTTGGAGCGTAAGTGAGGATAGAAATGGATTATAAACACTGTAGATGTGGATGTGGTGGAATTATAGGGCAATACAGTAAAGCGAACGGATTCACCTGTGAAAGATGCAATAAAGAGTATCAATTATCAGAGCTAAATTTTGATTGGATTGCATCAAACGAAAAGACAGGATGGTTGTTTCCGATGTTGAAAAAGGAGGGTAAATAATGAGTGAAATTAAATTCAGTGACGGAATGCCAGTAAGAGAAAGACGTTCCAGCACAAGCATTTATCCAGAAGAATTGTTGGAAAAAAATGCGGTGGCTGCGTAAGATGCCAGTCAAGAAAAAGAAAGGGTGAAACAGGTTATCATTGCACGACACAGCCGTACACCAAAGACATTTCACCAGAAGATAAAGCCTGTGTCATTTACTGGGATAAAGAAGAGGAAGAGAAGTACAAAGCGTTAATGGCACAGGACGAAGAGAACCGTAGAAAAGAACTTTGGAATATTTATTCAAAGCGAGAGCCGATCAAGCTTCCAATCATAAATGATGGTTACGGAATAATTCCAGAATGTCCTATTTGCGGAGAGATGCCGTACAGCACTAAACAGTGTCACTGGTGCGGTCAGAGGTTTATTCAAGATAAAGAAGTAGAAGAATACGAAAAGCCGCTGACAAAAGAGGTAACTTGTTTTTCATGCGGTAGAAAGGTAATTGCGAACGTGAGTAAATATAACGGACACATTAGCTATCATTGTCAGTGCGGAACGAGTTTTATCGAGTAAGGAGGACACAAAATATTAATCAGAAGTCAGGATAAAGAAACATTAATCAATTTCGACAATTCAATCGTAATTAATATCATAGACATTGAAGGGATTGTGAAGATTATCTGTTCATATTCATGCGAGGATTATATTGTCGGGCATTATTCAACCAAAGCAAAAGCCCTCAAGGTGTTGGATATGATTGAGGAAGCCTATACAAAAACTGGGTTTGCGAAAGCCATTGTATCAGAAATGGCAAAAGTATTAGGCGGAGCATCGGCAGGAATAGATGATGAACTTGCGAAATCCGCAGGCGAAGCACTTGTGAAGCTGATGTGTTTCCAGATGCCAGCAGATAACGAAGTAGAAGTATAACACAGAAAGGAGCCAGCCTCCGGCCGGGGCAAGGGTATACCGGGCTTCTTGAGAAGAAAATGATTCACGGAGAATTAATTGTAGACAATTTTGCCGGCGGAGGCGGTGCTTCCACCGGGATAGAACTGGCAACGGGATATAGTGTTGATATAGCGATCAACCATGATCCTGAAGCTATACGGATGCATAAGACAAATCATCCCAACACAAAGCATTACTGCGAAGATGTTTGGCAGGTTGATCCTGTCAAAGCCTGCAAAGGTTATCCAGTAGGTCTTGCGTGGTTTTCACCTGACTGCAAGCACTTTTCCAAAGCAAAGGGTGGGAAGCCAAAGGATAAATTCATCAGAGGACTTGCATGGGTAGCATGTAGATGGGCAGGGCTGGTAAGACCGAGGGTAATCATGTTGGAAAATGTAGAAGAATTTAAGACCTGGGGACCGCTTAACCGAGGAAAGCATCCGATCAAGTCCAAACAGGGAAAGACATTTGAGAAATTCGTGCAGCAGCTCACAGATCTTGGCTATGAAGTACAGTTTCGTGAGCTTGTGGCAGCAGATTATGGTGCACCTACTATGCGAAAGAGATTCTTTCTGATCGCCCGGTGTGATGGTAAGCCAATTACATGGCCAGAGCCGACACATGGACCGGCAGACAGTGAGCGGGTGAAAAATGGAAGGCTCAAACCTTATGTTGGAGCATATACGCAGATAGATTTTAGCCGACCATGCCCTTCGATTTTCGATACATCTGAGCAGATCAAGGAAAAGTACGGTATTCGTGCAGTGAGACCACTTGCGCCAAAGACAATGGCGCGAATCGCAAGAGGGCTGAAAAAGTTTGTTCTTGAGAATCCGGAGCCGTTTATCATTCAGTGCAATCATGGCGGCGAGAGAAAGCCGGGAGACATCAGGGAGCCGATGCCGACCATAACCGGAAAGCATGGATATGGAGTTGTAGAACCATATATGGTACAGATCGGACAGACAGGCTTTGCAGCAGATAGAAGCAAAGATGTACGGGAACCACTGACTACTATTGTAAGCAAAAACGAGCATTGTCTTATAAGCCCGTTGCTTATACAGTATCATTCTGAAACTGTAAAAGATGAAGTCAGAGGGCAGACAATAGCTGATCCGGTCATGACTGTTGACAGTTCAAATAGATATGGCTTAGTTACATCATTTTTGCACAAATATTATGACGGTGGTTACAAAGGAGCAGGAGAAAACATAGATAATCCTCTGCCTACTATCACATCGTGGGATCACAACAGTGTAGTAACAGCAAATCTAATTCAGATGAATAATCATTGCGATGGCAAGGATATTCGTCAGCCGTTACCAACGATTACAGCCGGAGATGGACATTTCGGAGAGGTGCGCGCCTTCCTGACGAAATATTATGGAGCGGGTACAGGACAGAGTGTAAAGAATCCGCTTGATACCATAACAGCACAGGATCGTTTTGGATTGGTAGTAATTGCCGGGACAGAGTATCAGATCGTGGATATTGGACTTAGAATGCTGGAACCAAGTGAACTGTATGGTTGCCAGGGATTCCCGGATGATTACATAATCGATCACGATTACACAGGAAAGAAATATCCAAGAAGTGAACAGGTCAGAAGATGTGGGAATGCAGTATGCCCGCCGATACCGGCGGCATTGGTAAGAAGCAACTTGCCAGAACTCTGTGTTGCTGCCAGAAATCCGATTTGTCGAGTTGACCGAATGAAAGAAGAAACCAGCGGGCAGTTGAGATTTGCGTAAGGAACAAGAGGAAGGAATGAACCAGTCAATGCTGATCTTGGACACTCCTGAGAATTGCGAATGCTGTTTATGCATGGGCGGGATTACTCTTGCGTGCCCTGTCAGCCTGCCCCAAGGGGCTTGCGGAGCTGATAACTTACGGCATCTTACACCAGCAGGGGTATGACAGTATGACACTTGAAAGATATGTCCCGATTAACCGCAGAGATTTTTTTGCGTACAAGCGTAAGACTATAGCGGAATGGTACAACCAGATGCGGTTGTTCGGATTGTGGGAGGATGAATAAATGCGGTTAATTAATGCAGATAAGCTAAAAGAAGCTATCGAAGAAGAAAAAGATGACAACGATTACATGTGTCGTTTATGTTTGGAATCAATTAAAGAAATAATTGACGAGCAGCCGACAGCTTTTGATGTGGATAAGGCTATTAGCGAATTGGAAAGAGATAAATTCATTGAATCAGAATGTATTTTATCTGATGTGCATCAAGGATACAATGCTGGACTGAGCAGGGCAATCGAAATCGTGAAAGGCGGTGGAGTTGAATGAGAGAAATTCTTTTCAGGGCAAAAAGCATCCAAACAGGAGAATGGATTGAGGGAATTCCAATTAAAACACATTTAGGTTTATTTATCAGCTTTGAAGAAAATCCGCATTATTGCAGTCAATACGGATACATGGAAATTGATGATATTTTAATGGTAGGCGAGAAGACCCTCTGCCAGTTCACAGGACTTTGCGACAAGAATGGCAATAAAATTTGGGAAAATGATATTTTAAAAACGCGGTCCGACGAATATGCACAGGTTAAATTTGGATTCTATGGTACAGGTTTCGCAAGTGGCGATTACAATCAAGGATTTTACGCAGCATTTCCAGAAGATTTCTATTATCGACATGAACTTGGATATTGGTGCAAAGAAACTTATGTCAGAGGGAATATCTTCGACAATCCAGAATTATTACAGGAGGAACCAAATGAGTAAATGGGATGTAAGTGTTAGCATGAGATTATCAATTGATTATGACGGAATTATAGCTGAAACAAAGGAAGAGGCCATAGAAATAGCAAAAAGTAAAGCATTGGAAGACATTGATTATAACAATTGTGATTGTGATACTAGCAATCCAATAGTGTATTGTTGCCTTGAGGAGGAATCATGAGTAAATCAGTATTAGTGATGGAAACACCAGAGAATTGCTATGTTTGCCCGTTCGGAACTGCATACTGTAGCGCTCTTGAATATGAGGGTTTGTGTGAATTAGCTGACTGTTTAGATTGCGATGTAATTCTGATGACAGAAGAACATTATGATTGTGAAAGTAAATCAAGACCAGACTGGTGTCCGCTTATGGATTTGCCAGAAAAAGACAATGGAGATTATCCAGCCAATACGTCTGATGCTGGCTTTGCGGAGGGCTGGAATCAGTGTATTGATGAGATTACAGGAGGAAATTCTGATGATTGATTTAACAGGAAAAAGCGTATTTGTAAGAACACAGGAAGAGTATTCTAAAGTTTTAAGAATAGCAAAATTACAGGGATTTAGGTGGGCAAGAGGAAAACATTTAAACGCAATCGATATTCCGCTTCCAAATATGTTAAATTTTCATGATGAAAGAATAGTAACATACAGCAGTGATGAACGAAAAATGTATGAAGCATCTGAAATTGTTACATGTGAAAAAAAGCTAGAGGAAGCAATGGCCCACGTTAAGTATTTTGCGAATAACAAAGACAGAATGTCACTAACAGATAAAGTTATTGAATCAATGTTATTACTTGCAAATACAGTAGAAAGTCAATTGGAAGAGGTGAAGTAGATGGAGAGATTAACAAAAAGAGATTTTTCAAGAATCACATATAACGAACGCCGAAGCATTATGTGCAGTTCATATTGCGATAATTGCTCACAGGGTGCAGGAAATTGCAAAACAGTAAAGAATATGATTAAAAAACTCGCCACTTATGAAGACTTAGAAGAACAGGGCTTGCTTGTGAGATTACCGTGTAAAGTCGGAGATACGGTATATGTTCCAACAAGAAATTTTGTTTCAGAATTGAGAATCACGATGGTTTCAGTTAATATGCACGGAACCTATTTTAGTTGGATGTTAAATAGTGGAATCTATCCCAACTTGGACGGATTTTCAGTAAACAAACTTGGCAAAACCGTATTCCTTACCCGTGAAGAAGCCGAGAAGAAGTTGGATGAGATAAAGAATGCATAGACATCAATGGATTAAATACCATCACCACAGAAGAGGATGGGTGTACAAATGTATTATTTGTGGAAAATTATGTAATGGAAGGTGAAAAAAAGCGGACGTTAAAGAAGCAAAAGATATATTATCCGATATGAGAGACCAGCATTTATGTTTCTTGGGAGATTCAGAAATCAAAGATGAATGGCAGAAGAACTATCTCAAAGAAGCATGGGCGTGTGATTCTGGAGCAAAGGCTCTTGCCGGATTAATCACAGGGATAAAGATTAATAAAGGTGTTATCGCAGAAAGCATTTTGCACTACGGCAAAAATAATCAAAGTACAGTCTGCATGGAAGAATGTGCAGAGCTTATCCAGGCAATCAGTAAGGCAAAACGTGGAAAAATCAACCGTGATAACCTAACAGAAGAAATTGCAGATGTACTTATCTGTATCGAAATGCTAAAGCAAATGTATATGATTTCCGAAGATAAAATTAATAAGTGGATTGAGAAGAAACAGGCAAGAGAAGCAGAAAGGATGGAAAAAAATGAATAAGAAAGAAATCGCAGAGATTAAGAAGCAGTTTACACCGGCAAATTGTGCAATCACACGCATTTGCGGTTGTTATGTGGATGCAGAAAAAAATAAGAAAACCAAAATTAAAGAAGCTTTCCTTTCCCTTCCAGAGGAAGAAATGTTTAAGTATTTTGACATTTTCAAGAAAACCATGTCTGGCAGACTTGGAAAGAACCTTATGAACTTTGATTTTCCATTAGCACAGGAAAAAGAGGGTGGAACACAGGAATTTCTTATGCGGATCAGAGCAAGTAAACTTAAAGATGATGAGCTTTTGGACGAGTTCTACGACAAAGTAATTGAAAACTATGACTATCCAGAAAATTACTACATAGTTCTCATTCATGCAGTATATGACATTCCCGGAAAAACTTCTGATGGAACCGAAATGCACGATGCCTCAGAAGAAATTTATGAACACATTCTGTGCAGCATTTGCCCGGTGAATCTTTCAAAGGCTGGGCTTAGCTATGATGTGGCTGAAAATAACATCAAAGACAGAATTCGTGATTGGGTAGTCTCAAGACCAGAAACAGGATTCTTATTCCCGGTATTTAATGACAGAAGCACTGATATTCATGGAACCTTGTATTTTAACAAAAACATAAAGAATATTCATCCAGACTTTATCGAAAACGTTCTTGGCACATCAATTCCACGTATACCTGGCAATGAGATCAATGTCTTTTCAGATTTTATTATGGATAATTTCGAAGGATGCACAACATTTAATTTCACTGAAAGCCTGGTTGAATCTTTACAGGAAGTAAGAGAACAGAAGAAAGACAGCCAAGAGATGATAACTGTATCATGTGATGAAATGGAACAGATTTTTGGATATTGCGGAGTTCCAGACGAGAAGTTATCGGATTTCAAGGAAAACTGGGAAATGTATTTCAGCAATGAGCCTGTCGCCCTTGACAATATCCATAATTCAAAAACTGCAAAAATTTTAACATCAGATGCAACAATCTGCATTCAGCCGGATAAAATTTCTCTGATTGAATTGAAAGAAATAAACGGCGTTCCATCTCTTGTGGTTCCGGTAAATGGAGAACTGAAAATCAATGGAATTGAAGTTGAATTGAGATAAACACTTTTGAAAAATCCAGGAATTGGAGAAAGGAATTTCAAAATTGGCAAATAAAAGAATGTTCACAATGAAAATTGTTGATACAGATGCTTTCCTTGATATGCCGTTATCAACACAATGTCTTTATTTTCATCTAAACATGAGAGCGGACGATGATGGATTTATTGGAAACCCAAAGAGGATTGAAAAAATAATAGGAGCGAATGATGATGATTTGAAGCTTCTAATTGCCAAGAGATTTGTTATCTTGTTTGATGATGGCGTGATCGTTATTAAACATTGGAGAATGCACAACACCCTGTCCAGAGACAGATATATAGAAACTTCATACACTGATGAAAAAAAGAAACTGCTATTGAAAGATAACGGAAGTTACTCACTGACAAATGGAAATTCTATTGATGATACCAAACTAATAGAGCGTTCAAACAGGCAGACGCATAAAAGACGCAAAATAGACGAACGAAAGACGCACTCAGATAAAGATATAGGTTTAGATAAAGATTTAGAATTAGATTTAGATACAGAATTAGATAAAGATAAAGAAAAAGATATAAATGATTTAATAGTATCTAAAGATACTATTCGTCAGACTGACGTCCAACGAATCATTGATGAATGGAATACTCTGGAAGAATTTGGTATTAACCCTGTAAAAAGAATGACATCAAAACGAGAACAAGCAGTGAAAGCCAGAATCCGTCAGAACCATATGGACGATATCTTAGAAGCCATTGAAAACATTCGCCATAGCAGCTTCTTACAAGGCCAGAACAAAGAAGGTTGGATGATAACTTTCGATTGGTTCTTAAAGCCCGGTAACTTTGCGAAGGTATTTGAAGGGAACTATCTTGATAAATCCGGTAACAAGCCTCAAAGTTACATGGAGAAAATACAAAACAGGGTAAGCGAGGTGGATAACTGGGTATGACAAGAGAAGAATGGGCGGTACTGGTAAAGGCAATGAAAGCTGTGTACACTTCCCCAGCATTTCTGCCAGATCAATATGCTTTTGATACTTGGTACGGATTACTGAAAGACCTGGATTACAAGCTTTTAAGTTTCGGATTAAAGAAATATATGCAGACGGAATGGAAAGAGCCATCAATAGCCGCATTAAGGCAATGCGCACAAAGCGTTGCACCGCAAAAGGAAGAGCTGAATGAAACAGAAGCCTGGGAAAAGGTATGCAAAGCTATTCAGAACTCTACATATAACGCAGAAACAGAGTTTGATAAGCTTCCAAAAATCATTCAGAAAGCAGTATCAAGTCCGGCACAACTTAGAGAATGGGCGGTATCTGAAAATGTAGATGGTACATGGTGGAGTGTAGTTCAATCAAATTTTCAAAGGACGTATCGGGCAGAAGTGCAAAGAGAACAAGAACGAAGAAAACTAAGTCCAGACCTTTTAAAAATTATAGATACTGCCAGATTGGGAGGTGCTGAAAATTGCCAGATAGAAAACCATGGAGAGAATTAAAAAGCACTGAAATTATAGTCTTAAAGCGGAGACAATGCTCGAAATGCGACTATTACAGCAAGAGCGAAAATGCATGGAGTACAAATGCAACCTGTGATTATATCTTGATTGAAGAACATAGCAGAGGATGTGATCCAAGGGATTGTGTTAAAAATGGTATCTTTAAAAAGAAAGTAAAAGGAAAGTTAAGAGTAAAGCGAGTAATCCTATGAGGAAGATAAGCGAAATGTATAAGCGGTCTGGTGGTACAGTTTATCAGCATACCTGTTCAGATTGCAGATTCTTCCGCGGAGGCAAGCATCCGCAGTGCTTGCAATACGAACTGGAAATTGACTGGAAACCAGATTATATAGCTTGTAAATTTTACAATCTGGAAGAAACTCAGATTGACGGACAGGTCAATATCTTTGATTTGTTGTAAAATGTGATAATTGTGCACTAAAAATTGCGTAGAATCATTAAAAAGAGAATAGCTTAGGAAATTATAGGGCATACAAAAGATAAAGGAAAACAACGTAAAAAATTAGATAATTACTTGGAGGGACATTTAATGGAAAAAGCTATATTGTATGCCATAAACGAAAGAATGTTCTCGCTTGGTCTGATAGACGAGAAAACAAGAGATAAAATTAAAGCTGAAATCAGCACTAGAAAGTAACGAAAATGTATTGAGTGGATTTATATGAGGTGTTATACTTTATATGATTCCACTCCCTGTTTATTAAGGGAGAAATGCACTATGAATATTTATTATGTCAGAGAAAAATTAAGAAGTTGCTCTATTTACGACATTGAATTAAATGTTGCTTATTATGCCAGGGTTTCAACGGAAAAGCTTGAGCAGCAAGTATCCATCAAACACCAGGAAGAACATTTTGAAGAACTGATACATTCTAACAACAGATGGAGATTTGCAGGCTCTTACATTGATGATGGTATTTCCGGAATGAACGCAAATAAAAGAGAAGAATTCCAAAGAATGCTTAGAGATGCAAAACTTGGAAAAATTGATATGATTATAACAAAAGAAATTTCAAGATTTGCAAGAAACACTCTTGATAGTATCCAATATACCAGAGAATTGTTGTCTTACGGTGTGTGCGTGTGGTTCCAAAATGACGGAATCAATACCATTGATGAAGATAGTGAACTTAGGCTAACAATTATGGCTGGAGTAGCACAGGACGAAATCAGAAAATTATCTTCAAGAATAAAATTTGGCCATGCACAGTCAATTAAAAACGGTGTTGTACTTGGACACAGAATGTATGGATACTCAAATAATCAAGGAAAGCTTGAGCTAATCCCGGAAGAAGCAGATATGGTTCGAATGGTCTTTCGAGACTATGCTTCTGGAATGTCTACACCAAGAATCGAAAAAAAGCTCTGGAATATGGGATATAGAAGTTTCAAAGGCGGTAAGATCAGTAGAGATGTCATAAAAAATATTATTCGGAATCCAAAATACAAAGGATACTATTGCGGAGGAAAAGTCAAGATCGTTGATATGTTCACAAAAAAGCAGGAATTTCTTCCGCAGTCAGAATGGGTAATGTTTAAAGACGATGGTTCCAGAGTACCGCAGATTATTGATGAAACTACCTGGGAAAAGGCAAACGCATATTTAAGAGAGCGTGGAGAAGCTATAAAATCAAGAAGAACCTCTTTTAAGAGTGAAAATATTTTCACCGGAAAACTTTTCTGCGCAAATGACGGAGCTCCATACTGGATGAAGCAACATTATATCAGAGGAAAAGAAGACGTTCGATGGGTATGCAGCTATAAAATAAAAAACGGAGCGGCTTCGTGCAATTCTTTCGGGCTGGCAGAATCAGAACTGAAAGAAGTAATCGCAGAATTAATAAATAAATCTTCTGAAAACATTGATAGCATTTTGGAGGAATATTTTGAAATTTTGCAGTCCTCGATAAAAAATATTCCAGACAATAAAAACGAAATCTCACGACTTGAAAAACAGATTGACCTGTTAAAACAAAAGCGTGAAAAAATACTGGAATATAATTTGGATGGCAAAATATCTGATGATGAATTTGTTTCAAGAAACAAAGAATATGTAAAACAGATAAAACAGACAGAAAGCCATATTCGAGAACTACAAAATATTAAAAGTCCAGAGCCAGCAGAAATACAATTAAGTGCTATTAAAGAACAGCTAGAAAAGTTCAAAGGTGTTACTCCACAAGATATTAACAGACAGATTGTTAATGAACTTTTTGAGAAAATTACCGTTGAACCGTTGGCGGTTACATGTGCAACACTAACATTTCAATTGAGGTCTGGAAGCCTTGAAAAATGGGGGTTTCCCTTGCGTCGTTCTGATGATATGATTTTCACTCTACATTCAGAACAACACAAGATATTTAGTAGGAAAACTTGCATTAAGACACAAGATATGGTATTTTTCAAATATAAGTACCTTTTAGCACTATAAGAGAAAAAATGGGAGTGGAATCAATGATACATACAGCTTATGACGTAATGAAAGAGTTTTTAATCACGGATGCAGACCTTGATGGTAAGTACGGAATACCGAAAATTCCAAAGACATTTATCCATCCTGGAAAAGATACTGTAGACTTTGCAGAGAGCTTCAGCAGAAAGATAAAGAACCATCGGGAACTGGATGTAAACTTCTACGTGGACGATGTACAGTTTCAAAGATTATGGAATCAGCCGGACAAGTATATGGAGCATTTAAAATGTTTTCATGCAGTCATTATGCCGGATTTTAGCATATCGGTAGGCAAGAATGGAATGCCACTGGTAATGTGCCTGTGGAATAAATATCGCAATCATGCACTGGCTCACTACATGGTCTTGAATGATATTCCAGTAATTCCGAACGTAAACATATTACCAGAATACTGTTGGGACTGGTGCTTTGATGGACTGCCGGATGGAAGCACAGTTGCCTGTTGCACAAATGGAAGAGTAAAGAACAAGGCGGCACGGTTGGAATTTTGCGTTGGTTTCAAGGAAATGGAACGAAGATTGAAGCCACTGCGAGTTATCATTGTTGGAAGAATCCCGGAAGAATTAGAAACAGACACGGAGATTATAAACTTTGAAACCAGGAATCAGAAGATTAACAAGGAGGGCGTGAATGGGGACAACGACTGATAATTACCAGAGAAAGAAGAAACTTTCCAAGTCCCAAGTGAAGAGGACAGAACGCTTAAAGAAATCATCCCACAGAAGATATGGAACACGGAAGAAAGAAGGATTAAATAAATTGTGAATTTTGAATCATTTGAAACTTTACGCTATAGAAATATTTGTGCAAAATTAAAATTTAAGTGGTAACTAGAAAATGCGAGAATTTTTCTGGTTGCCACTTTTTTTATGGATTTCCTTGATTTTCTGCTTCCAAAATGATGTTGAAATTTAAGAATCATTCACAAGTTAGTTGCAACTATTGAAACCTTGAACAGTTGCGACTTTTCCACCTACACAAGCCAACCAGGGACAGCACCGGGAACCGATACCGCGCCGAGCTGATGAAACCGGGAAGCTGCCAGGAACGATTGAGCACCAACGAAGCCAGCCGTAGCCCTGGAAGATCAGCACTAATAGCCCACGGATAATAGACCATAACAACAAATGGCATATAATGCAGTAATAAAAATACAATAATACTCTTGCAAAATAAGCCTTAAATAGCTTGTAACGTATTTAGCCTATACTTTATTGACTACGATTATAAAACGCCTTAAAATGGCAAATACAGCGCCATACAACAATAATTGATATATAACCCGGACAGCTGCGCCAGATCACCGGTAAGCCTGGACAAGTCGTGTACATAAGCGGACATAATACGCCCATTTACATGGTACGCAAATAAAGCATAGCCGCACATAGCTATACAAGGCTATTATATACCTATAGCCGCAGACAGTCAATAAACCATGCAAGACAATAAAAAGCGTTTTAAAGGCTTATAAGCGGCTTAAAATGTAAATGCTGAAAAATCCCCATTAACAGAATAAAAAACGATTTACGGATAAAATAGCGCGTTAATTGATTGACTTATTATATTAACTTTGCAAGGTGCATCTGGCAGAATGCCAAAAACCGCTTGCACGCCGTGAACGTGCCGCCGGACTGGAAACCGGGAAGCGGTGAAAAAATCATTCGTTTATAACAATGTTGAAATCATCATCAATATAACCAATAAATTTTATATTATCCTGGTTATATTCGTTTTTATATGTTTTATATATGCGTACATGCTTAAAATTTCCATCATACCAAACATCTAAGCCCATAGCATGTATTTTTTCATTTACTTCAAGTTGCTTTCTTACATTTTCCTTAAAAGTTGAATTTTTCATGCTTTTATCTTTCTTCCCTTCACCCTGGGAGCCAGGATATAAAAAGACGCGCCCTTATTATTTTAAAGTCATTTTTGTAACAGCCGGAAGACTGCGGAAAAATTCCCGGCGGTCGTAATCATCATTAATTTTAAATTGTTTGTCACTTGTGGGGATGATCTCGCCGCCGATAAGCTCCATACAGGAGAGTTGCAAACAGTTCTCTTTTTTTGTTGATCTGTGCAGCGCATATCGCATCACAGACTTTTTACCATCCCGACGCTTTACCGGGGACATATCCCAATAAGCTAATTTAATAACGCCGCCAGCAACAGCCGCGAAGATTTCCATTGCTTCCTTTTCAGCTTTTCTGTTGATTGTATCAACTGTGGAGAAATCGCCGCTTTTTATGGCGGCGATTGTCTGCGCTTGCGTGGCTTTCTTGATTGTTACCATTTTAAAGCCCTCCATAAGTTTTATTTGTCTTGTAACACTTGTTCCAGAAGTCAACAACGTTTTCAGCTTCTTTTTTCGTGCTGCAAATATTTGCGGAAGTAATGCCGGGGATTTGCAAAGAAAATAATAAATTGTCAGAGCTTGAGACGCGAAGAACGGAAGCAAAGTTTTTATTGTTTGTGCGTGTTGAAATTGCTATGTAATGATATTTCATGTTTTAGCCTCCCTTTTTTAATCCAATAAACACTCTTGGGAAATGCAATATTTTTCTTTTAATAAATCAAAAGCCCTGTTTGTTACTTTGTAACAGTAAATACCGTTTTTTGTTTCTATTAAGGTAATACCGCGCCCATTTAATTCTAATTCAGTATATAAAAACCAGTGATTCCCATAATAAGAGCTGCGTGCTTCAATCTGTACGCCTTCCGGCTTTTGCTCGCCCATTTCCGGTGTATAATTGTAAACACCTGGCTTTTTTGCGATTTGTGGCGTTTTTATAGGATTCGCCAGCTCCTGGCGTTTCGTCCTTCCGATTCTGCGGAGCGTCAGAAATTCATTTTCTTTTATTTGTCCATGTTTTTCCATGTATTCTGCTGTTCCAAGATAGAAGTCACAGCTTTCAACGCTTCTGCATACTGCAAAAAACTTTACAAGATTTTCATAACCTTTTGTATTTTTAACTGGAAAATTAATTATTGTTGCCATGTGTGAACCTCCTACAAATCTTTTTTTCTTGGAACGTCAACAACTTCATAATCATTTTTACAAAGCTCTTTTAAGCTTCTCAATGCTTCAATATTATTTTCCTGGATATCATAACCATTTTCACGGAGAAGATCAACGGCGGTAACAAGATACTGATTTCCATAGCCATACTGAATGCTACTTTTTAAAGCACGGCCATTTACAACAACCGTTACTGTGTGGTAAGTATTTCCATATAATTTCTGAAACCATCTACGACCTCTAATTACTAATGTTTCGATTTTTTTCATTGTTTTTTACCCTCACCCCTGTTATAATGGGGTTGCCTTTCTTTTTTTAGTTTGGTGCTGGCTGTTCGTCTTGGTAGGATGCAGCCAGCTTTTTTGTTTTGTCCAAGAACTAGAATTTTTCAATTAATCGGTGCCGGTTCCTATGTCCTCATTGTGTTGAGTGGTTCGGGCGGTTCCGGTTGTTTGTTTCTTGTGTTCTCTGTTGATGGTTATATAATACACTAAAATATAATGTATGTCTATTGACATTATACACTAAATTAAAGAGCATACCGAAAACAGTTTTTGTGCATGTTGTACATTGAAAAATAATGTATAAAAATGTTATTATAATAGAAGAATAAAGTACTGCGAGGTGGTGTTAGAATGATTAAATATAAACGCAATATAATTGATATGATGGCAGAAAAGGGAATCACAACCTATTTAATAAGGAAAAATAAGATATTTACAGAAAGCCAGCTGCAACAGCTGCGCAATGATCGACTTGTCACGCAAGATACACTAAATAAAATATGTACTATATTGGAATGCCAACCCGGTTATTTATTGGAATATCTGCCAGATGAAACCACAAAAGATTTTGAAGAAAAGATATTGACATACATTAATAAATAATGTATAATAAAGACAGTTAAAGAAAAACAACCACACAGCCCCAGGAGGGCGGACAGGAGGGAAAATATGAAAATAAATGAAATGCGCGGAAATCAATTCCTTCCGGGAAACTGTATTTACAGACCGGAGAATTACCCGGAGGACTGGCGGGAACGCCTGGAAGCTGGTGAAGCTATCAGCTACGAAGAGGACGGCAAGCAGTGTCAAATATGGTTAGAGGAAGAAGAGGAAGAATAAAAATAAAGCCCTAGGAAATTATCCAGGGGCTTTTAATATGCTTATTTGTGGCGGCTATGGACAGAGTACAGACCGCCGCCGAGCCTGTTAATATTTAAATAACACAGCTTCGCCCAGGTTGTCAAGAAAAATATTTTTAAAATACCGCTTGACATTCAAAATAAATTTATTTAAGCTGTTAAATAACGACGGTCGCGGGAACTCAGGAAGGGCAGGACTGACAGTACAGAAAACCGTTAATTTAATAATTTGTCTGATAAGCCAGATCACGCCGGGTAAGCTCCTGGAAGGTCTGGCTTTTATTATTTAAAACTGCGAAAATAAGCCGCCATATATAATATATATTATAATATAATACCTGCCCTTCCTAGATTCCTAAGACTAGAGTTTATTAAAAGATATGCTATACAGTACCGTATAATAATATATAAGATATAAATATAAATATAGATTATAATATAATACCCAAATTATTATTTATTAATTATTAACAAAATAGATTGTTTTATTTTATGCAAAATTAAATTTGACAAGATATTAAAAACTGTGCTAAGGTATCAGCAACAAAGAAAACAGAATATTTTTTTAATTTGAGTTTTAGAGAATGTACCCGAACACCCGGAAGCCTTCCGGGAATAAGCTTTACCCGGTGACATTCTCTTTTTTGTTTACAAATTAACGTTCTAAAGCGAGGTGATAACATGAAAGATAATACAGTAAATGTACAAGACGTAGATATTTATTTAGATAATATTAATATATATGCTGATGAATATATAAATACTGTATTATGTATATCACCAGATAACGAAAACTACAAAAAAGAGGTATCAGATAGCTTTGTAGATATGATTTTTTATATTGCAGATCATATACAAAAGCCAAGTAATGACAATATAGAGCTATTAGATAAAATGTTTAATACTTATGTGAGATTATGCAGTAAATATCATGTATTACCAACCCTAGAAGTATTTAGCTTTTTAGTTGGGATTAATCGTACAACGTTTACTGACTGGATGAATGGAGTGTATAGAACAAACTCATCACATGGTGACACGGCTAAAAAATGGTTTGATATTTGTAAAAACTGCGCAATCAATAGATTACATAATCAGACCGGAACAAATGCGAATTTGATATTTGTTGCAAAAGCCGCCTATGGAATGGCAGAAACTGCACCAGTACAAGCCGCGCAGCAATACGGAGTACCACAGCAGACAGCCCAGCAGATCGCGGAGAAGCACAAAGCGGCGCTGGAGCTTCCAGAGATGGAAAAACCGGAGCTATAACAGTAAAAACACTATATGTTGTGATTGCGAAGAAACGGATTCTATATCTAGTAATACGCAATGTGCAAATAGGGTACACCCTAAAAAGACATTTTATAAAACACTGTTTTTTGTGCAATATTACAATAGATTTTGCATAGCATTCCCTTGACCACTTCCGAAGGCTTACGACAAACAGCGACCAGGCAAGGGCAGCGGGTCCCATGGGGCGGCGGGCTGACTTGCCAGCGTCCGCACTGGATGACCGGGAGGGGGTATATATAAAACCCCAGTCAGCGGTAGTTACCACCTCAACCAGCGAAAAAATAAAAAAAGCTCTCCTTATATGGCAGTGATAGTGATTCGAACACGACAAGCAGTAAGCCTTAACTGTTTCTCTGCCATACTAAAAATAAGGCAATACCAAGAAAGGCGGGTACAACGAATGAATGATATGATGATTTTTAGCAATCCAGAATTTGGAAATGTAAGGACAGTAACGATAGATGGAAATCCTTGGTTCGTTGGAATTGATGTAGCCAAGGCTTTAGGATATGTAAAAGAGAGAAATGCTATTGCAAGCCACGTAGACAAGGAGGACGCCCTAAAATGTAGCCTCCCATCAAATAGTGGAGTGCAAGAAACGATTGTAATAAATGAGAGTGGTTTATTCTCACTTATTCTGTCAAGCAAACTTGAATCTGCGAAAAGGTTTAAACATTGGGTTACTGCGGAAGTCCTTCCTTCTATCAGAAGAACTGGAAAATACGAGATGGTTCAGAAACAGGATTCCTACCAAATTGAAGACCCGATAGAACGTGCTAAACGGTGGATTGAGGAACAGCAAGAAAAGCAACAACTTGAAGCCAAAGTAAGGGAACAGAAACCAAAGGCTGATTATTTCGACAGTCTGATAGATAATAGACTTCTTACAACTTTTCGAGATGCAGAAAAGGAATTTCACATCCCACCTAAAGCGTTTACTAAGTGGCTTACGGAAAATGGTTATATTTACCGTGATCGGCATAATATTATCAAGCCTTATGAATCGTATAGGAAAGCTGGACTTTTCCAGATGAAAGATTTTTCAACACCGTTTGGCTATTCAAACGTCCAGACATACATAACCGTAAAAGGAAAAGAGACATTTAGACTGTTACTTCAAGGGCAAGGATTGATTAGAAAGTAAAAAAAGAGAACCATTACGGCTCCCTTTTGATATCGTCAGTTGTTAATTTGATTAAGACATCTGGTTTAGGTTCGATTATAAGTTGACATTCCAGGAAGTCAAGAATCTGAATTAACTCATCGGCAGATATACTTCCTCTCGAAAATTTGTTTGCAAGAGATTGTGGAAGCATACCCAGATGGTTAGCTAATTGAACGTTGGTGACCTTCTTCATTTTCATAATTTGTTTTATTTTATCCGAAACCATATAATCACCTCCTATTAATGTAATCATAATCAAAACCGTTTAAATAGTCAATAAAAATATTCATAAATGAGTATAAAACACTTGAAATAATACTCGAGTACGTGTATAATTGACTTATAAATAAACGGGAGGGATTATGTATGAAAATAGGTTACGTGAGGGTATCAACAATAGAGCAGAATGAAGCGAGACAGATTGAAGCAATGAAAACTGATGGTGTTGAAAAAATTTATATGGACAAAAAATCCGGGAAAGATTTTAATCGTCCAGAGTATCAGAAAATGATTGCTTCTCTTCATAAAGGTGACATTCTGATAATCCATTCGATTGACAGACTTGGAAGAAACTACGAAGAGATTATTGCTGAATGGCGAAAAATCACAAAAGAGATTGAAGCAGATATCATTGTACAGGATATGCCGTTGCTTAATACTACGCAAAACAAAGATTTGACAGGAACACTGATCGCAGACATAGTTTTGCAGCTTCTCTCATATGTAGCACAAAGAGAAAGAGAAAATATTCGGCAGCGTCAAAAAGAAGGTATTGCAATTGCAAAAGCCCAGGGCAAATATAAAGGTCGTTCCAAAAAAGAGATAAACAAAGACCTTTTTGAAGAAACCAAACGAAGTTGGCAAATGGGAGAAATAACAAAAGCACAATTTGCTGAGACTATAGGAGTTTCAAGAAGCACTCTATATAAACTCTTGGAGGGGGATAAAGATGATTGATTTTACAAACAAGTGTATTGTTACAGAAAATAACGTTGAATCAGAACAGTTGCTTAAAAAAGCAATAGCCCAAGGATTTAACTTGCCAAAAGGCGAAAAAGCAATGGAATCACATAGATACTTTCGTTTTATCGGGAGTCCATATAAACATGTTGTGGTTCCTGTCCCGGTATGTGCGAGTGATCTAAACAATGCAATCAGATACTCAGAGTTATTCGGTAATGAACTGGAAGAACTTGAAAAAATTACTGATTCAGCTGCACGTTGGTGCCGTACATACGGATATGAACATTTGAATGTATATGCAAATGAAGAATTCGAAAGTTATACTGGAAAGGCAATTGCAAAAACAGCAGACAACATCATACAGCGTGTTGATGTTGAAATAAAGAAACCACGTAAACTGACTGTTTCAGAGTTGGAAGCATATTTAGGATATCCAATTGAAATTGTAAGTTGAGGTAAGTGCTTATGAAACCAAACCCACAATCCGAATCAATCCGCATCCGATTTTCCGAAAAACAGAAAAAAAGGCTCCTGGAAGAGAAGAACCGGACGGACAGGAGCGTATCGGACATTGTAAGACAGGCAGTTGATGAATATTTTGGGAGGAAAAGACGTGCTTAAATTTTTCTCAAAAAATAAAAAAGGCGTTTCCGAAACAAACCAAGCATATGAAAATGTTGGAAAGGAATCCCCGGCAATTCGGAAACTTGTAAAGCCAATTCACGCAAAAGCAATATTAACTGATGGCAGATTGTATGATACTCAAACTGCCACATATGTTTGCGAATACGGTAATCTTTCTTTGTTTGTTACAAAGAACGGTAGATGGTTTGGCGCAAAATCAAAATCTAAATTAGCTGGTTATAGCGCTGATAAAAATGGAGACAGAACCGCCGAGTACAGAGTGATGTATTATGGTTTGGAATGTATTGATAAAATTTTTGTGATGCAACATCTGTGGTATTACAACCATAAGCTTTACAAGAAATATTTCGGGGAGGCGGAAGAAGGATGAGTGTCGTAAAAATCAAAAACCCAAGCCCATATGACCGGTTTGGAATAGAATGTTTCATTGATGGAAATGAAGTTCCGAGAGTGAGATCAATAGATTTTCATGTAGCCGTAGACGAAATTCCGGTATTTGAGTTTGAAATGATGGCTGTTCCAGACATTGAGATGGAGTGCTTGGCACAAATTAGTGTCACTTCTCAATCAATTGCTGATGCAATTTCAGTTTTAAGGCACGAATTACTACAACACGGAGAAATTTACAATGGCTTCAAATCAAGCCTAAAATCGGCTTTAGAATCATACAATTACTGTGGAATGCCATTTGAGCCAGAGGAAGAGATTGCAGAAAAAATTCTGGACTTCTTAATTGGGGAGGAAAAAGGAAATGAATGCACTTAATGTAATCGGAACAGCTGTAAATCTTGCATTTTTCGTTCTGGTTCTTGCTGGAACTTTAGCCATACTGGACGAAGAAGGAAAGACAAACGTAATACAGATTTTATTCTGCATTTGTTTAGAAATATGTTTCGCACTTAATATTTTTTTAATCTGCACGAGGTGACAAATGTATTTACCGATTCCAATTGGAATTATCCCGATTGAGTTAATCGAAAGGGTTAAATTCATAAAAGCGCCGCTTCGACTTAATCCATGTAGGTTCGGGAAAGCCTATGAAAGTGATAAGTCGAGGCATCCAGAGTAGCGTAAGCTCTTATTGATGAATACGCCAGGAATTATTGAATATTTAGAAAAAGAAAATTTCCCTCCTGGAAAAGAGTAATCAGTAAGAGCGGAAAGTTTATATACTTGTTTAGCTTAATATCACGACTTCCCCGGTTTTAATGGTGCGCCGGGGTTGATGGGCTATCGCCAAACGGTTAAGGCACAGCACTTTGACTGCTATATTTGCTGGTTCGAATCCAGTTAGCCCAGTTTGCGGTTTTGCTAACGCCGCAAGTTCATTTTATAACACTCTTTTCTGAAATCTAAAAGCGTTTCAGAAAACCTTTGTTGCGGTTGGTGGTCAAGAACTGCAACAGTGCCGGATTGTTTGTCATGGCGGTCAAATAATTCGGTATCTTAGGAAGCTTAGTTCAGCGGTAAGAGCAACGGCCTCATAAGCCGTAAGTCCTGGGTTCGAATCCCAGAGCTTCCATTTCTTCTAAATGCCATTCATCCGTAATATGGGTGGAAAAAACTTCCAGTTGAGCGTGTGGATTAGGTAAATTTATAGGTGCGATACGGCGTAGCCTAAATGGATCTGATTTCCCGGCTGGTATATCTCGGAGTTAAAAACATTAACGCAGCGCACGTTAATAAAAGGAGTTTTCAAGAGATGCCGTTCAAAGACGCATAAAAATATCCAGTGAATCTACAGCACTAAAACTTGTAGATAGTGGAAAGCATAACACGATAAACCTATTGCTAACCCGGTTTTTCCGGGTTCCGGCAGGATAGAGAAGTGGAATCTCGCAAGGCTCATATCCTTGAGAACGGCGGTTCGAATCCGTCTCCTGCTATTCCATCTACCAAGTGTAGATAGAAAATCTGACTTTAGCATAGCTATTGTTGGTTCTTGCACATAAATGCGGATGCGTTTGTGTGCATTCGTGCAGGCATATAGACGCAACTCACTAGCGATCTTGTGCAAAAACTTTTTAGAGAGATAAGACCAATGCCCGTGAGGAGTGATAGTCGGGGATTCTAAAAAAATCATCTAGTTTAGCGTTTTATGATGAAAAAAGAAACATAGCTCAGTGGCAGAGCAATGATATTGAATATCATGTGACACAGGTTCGATTCCTGTTGTTTCTATCTGGCAAATTGCCATTGCCAGAAGTTGCATTTTCCCCCTTAAAGTTCCAGTGTTTCTCGTTGGGAGGTTTATGCCGTTCAAGTCGGCACACTGGATTTTTTTTTAACAAGAGGTGTTTATGGAAGAAAAATGTTGCAAGAATTGTAGAAAACATGATGACTTCACATGGGCTTGCTTCAATGGTGATAGCAAATATTGCGCAGACTTTACAGAGCCAGAGTGTTATTGTGAGTTTTGGGAGAGAAAAGAAGATGGAGATATGTGGTAAAGAAATAAAAGATGAATGCTCACACTGCGGGAATATCCTCGAATGTGAGTTGTTTCGCCAGGGTCATGGAATAAAACAGGAACGTGAAAACATAGCTAAAATGATTGCCTGTCAGATGAAGCACAGGGAGAGGAGGGAATTTGAATGCTAAATTTACTTGATAAACGCAATTGCCCTGTTTGCGGTGGAATATTGAAATGTGAAAATGCCGATTTCACAAACCCTTTTATAGAAAAAGGACTCTTTTTAAATGTGACATGGCAATGCACCAATTGCGGCGCTGAATATACTGCAAAACTTGAATTAACTTCAAACGGATATGATGTGCAAGACCGTGAAGCACATATTGATGTAGAGGATAATTTTTCAGCCGAAAAATTTATGCTTGGAAGAGACAATTTTCGAAGACAGAGGTGGTAAATATGAAATTTGAGGATATGGCAAACTGGACAGAAGAACAGTTGAAAAATGAAGTTGTTCGTTTGGCTGATGAATGCGAGAAAAAACAGCATATAATCCTGGACTATAAAGCTTTATCGGAGACACTTAACCAAAAGCTTCTTGAAAATGATAACTGGAAGATTCCGATTGATGGAATTGAAAATGTAGATACTGGTCATCCATCTATAGAATGGTATGAACAACGACACCAGGATGACTGTATTAGAATCAACGAGTTAACTGTTACTGTTGACACATTGGTTGACCGATACGCTAATTTAAGGAAAAACAAAGGAATGTGCTGATATGGGCGAAAAGAACGAATTAAAGCATTTCTTTACATGTAATGGAAAAGTTATTGAAACAATACCAGAGATTTCAATTTCGGATGGTACTGTTATCGAAGGCGGTATTCTTCACAGAAATGAGGACGGTACACTTTGTAGCATAGGCAAGCCGTTAAGTATTGAACTTGAATGTAAATTCAGTGATGAACTATTTTGGACACTAGTTGCCCCAAATCGAATAAACCAGAACAATTTCCGAAAAATGCATGGGATTCCCAAAAAGCGCAAGATTGCAGGACGAAAAGGAGTAAGAAAATATAGATGAGCATTAAATCAGCATTAGAATCCGAAGGAATAGATTTTTCTGAATACATGAACCCGCCCGAACCGTGGAATGGACAGGCATTGATACGGAATATTAACGGAACGAAATACGCTTGTTGTCCTTTTTGCCAGAAGAAAGCGCTTCTGATTAGCCCAAACACGAAGATTCAGCACTTGAAACTGAAATGTAAGGGTAGTAATTGCAAGAAAGAGTTTGAGGTGAATGTATGAACACAAAACGGATTAAATGTATTTTGACAGGTGGATGCAAGTTCAAAAGTTCGGATACAGAATCGAAATGCAATGATAAAGAAAAGACTTGCACCATTACAGAAACTTGCTACAAATGTGGGAAGAAGTACACTGCCGTATTTACCTACAAACAATTAGGGATTCCAGTGAGGTGAATGTATGAATTGGTTTAAAGAAAAATGTTCCCACCTATATGAGGAAATTGGGAAATGCTATGACAGAATAGATTACGGAAATGGTACTCATATAAATGCTTATATTGTAAAAAAATGCAAAATATGCGGAAATATTACAGCCAAGACTGTATATTCAAATGAATTTACAAGGTATACATCTCCTGTAAGAGTTGATGATTGTGTAAAAAAAACTGATAGCTAAAGGATATGTTGACAAGGTTGATTTCTTTTTGGAACACGAAAATGATAATATACCGTGGAAATAAATGGAGGTCTATTGAGTGAAGAAGGCAAGAAAAATATGTTGGATAATTGCGAATTTCATAATATCCAAATGGGTAGCAGATTATTTGATAGCCACAATTCAAATGATGATTGAAAATCATTGGGGATTTTCTGCAGTGCCATTACTGTTTATGGCAGTATTCGCAGAATGGAAAGTAATTGAAAATATTTTTACGGAATTAAAAAGATGATTTTATCAAGAAAGGATATGTATGACAAAACAAGAAGCGGTAGTAGTTGAAACCTACACAGGAATTTGTATGCTTACAGGGGATGACCGAAGACTTGCATACGAATACGCAGAAAAACTTTTAGGTCATCCGATATATACACATGAATTCCCGAAGTATGCTGATAAGTTGAAAGAACTTAGCAAGCCAGATTTTATTGAAATTTGTAGAAAGTTAGGTGATTGAATGAATCCAGTATTTATATTTCTAGTGATATGTGGAGCGGCAGTAGTATGGTTCCTGCTTTACAAATTATTTCAACCACTAGGTAAATTATTGAACCACATTGGCAGAAATGCTATTGATGAGTTAAATAAAGACGAAAGTCAAAAAGAGGAGGATAATAAATGAAAAAAGGACTTTTAGGTGGAATTGGATTAGCTGTTGTAATCATTGCAGGACTTATATGTGTTGCAAAGTGCAGTGTGAGAGTTCCGGCTGGTTACATTGCGGTAGAGTACAAAATGAACGGAGGAATCTCTAAGAATGTACTTACACAGGGATGGCATGTGATTTCACCAACAGTAAAAACTTCACTGTATTCCGTTGGAATCGAGCAGTCTTATCTTACATCTGAGGATAAGGGCGATTCTCCAAAAGATGAAAGCTTCAAGACACCAACAGCAGATGGTAAATCGCTTCAAGTTGACCTTGAATTTTCTTATAAATTCGATCAGAGCAGAGTAACTGATGTATTTACTCAGTTCAAAGGTCAATCCGGGGAATCTGTGAAAAATACTTTTATTAAGCCTAAGATGAAAGCATGGACGCAGGAAGTAACTGCGAAGTATCCAGTAACAGATGTTTTCGGTGATAAACGCCAGGAACTGAATGAAGCACTTGACGAATATCTTAAACAGAAGTTTGAGCCATACGGAATTATTATTGATACAGTAAACTTTACTTCTATTTCCACCGATGATGAAACACAGGCTGCAATTCAGAAGAAAGTGAACGCTCAACAGGAGCTTGAACTTGCTAACATTGAAGCTAAAACAGCAAAAGTACAAGCTGATAAAGATAAAGAAGTTGCACTGATTGCTGCCGAACAGGAAAAGGAGAAAGCATCTATCCAAGCGGAACAGGCAAAGATTGATGCAGAAGGAAAAGCAGAAGCAATTAAGATTAAAGCTGAAGCTGAAGCTGAAGCAAATAGAAAAATCGCAGAATCTCTTACTCCCGAACTGATTGAAAAACAGAAAATTGATAAATGGAATGGTGAAGTACCAAAAATTCAAGGAAGTAACACTTCTACCATCGTAGATACAAGAGATATGACAGCTGATGAGAATGCTAAATAATAAATAAAACAGTCAAGAGAGCCACATGAGAGCCAGACTAAATCCTAAAAAGAAAGGAGGTCTGGCTCTATTTTTATGGGAAAAATTACAGAAGGCTCGCTCGAATGGTATCGGGCAGTTCTAAATCAGATTATCAGCAGCGACATGACAATCTATCAAAATCAAAAAGATTGCCTTGATTTGCTCTTAAATATGAATATTGACCTTCCTTTCAATAAGAATCAAGAAGCACGGAAAATGGCTATGAAAGTAAGTCAATACTCACATAACATAGCAGAGAAGTGTGCTGCATTAACTGGCAGTGGTAATTTTGACGATATCTACTGGCAGTATTTGCTACTGGAAGCGCCACATTTATTTGAAAGTTACTTGCTTTATATGGAAAAAAATAGACCGGACAGCAAGAAATTTTATATTCCACGAAAAAAAACACTACATGTAGTAGCCAAAGACCTACAAGATTTGGAAGAAAGAAAGATAGAGTTTTACGGCTTATCACTTCCGAGCCGTGTTGGAAAATCTACTATGTGTATTTTCTTTATGTCATGGATAATGGGAAAAAGACCGAATAGCCATAGTGCCATGGGCGGTCATTCTGGAAAACTGGCAAAAGGATTCTACGGAGAACTTCTTAACCTCATTAATACACAGGAATACAACTACAGTGAAATTTTTCCGCAATCGAAACTTCAAAAACAGAGTGCTGATGATTTTGAAATAAACCTGGACAAGCCAGACCGATTTGCAACAATGACTTGCCGTGGTATTGAAGGTACTTGGACAGGTGCCGTTGACATTTCTTCCGATGGGTATTTGTACGTGGATGACCTTGTAAGAGATAGGCAACATTCATTAAGTCCTACCCGATTAGAAAACACATATCAAGAATATCTAAACAAGATGGTTGACCGTAAGATTGATGGTGCAAGAGAACTTATGGTTGGAACCAGATGGAATTTATATGACCCTCTTGGAAAAATCGAGAAGCTAAATCGGGATAATCCAATGTATCGGTTTAGAAAAATTCCAGCTTTGAACGATGATGGTGAATCCAATTTCGATTATGAGTATGGCGTTGGATTTTCAACAAAATATTATGTTGATATGAAAGCTAGGTTAGACGCTAACGAATGGGAAGCCAAATATCAGCAAAAGCCCTTCTTGCGTGAAGGAATTGTGTTTGCAGCTGACGAATTGAGATATTATAACGGCGTTCTCCCAGAAGGTGGATTTGTTAAAAATGTTTCTGCTTGCGATGTTGCGTGGGGTGGTGGCGATAGCTTATCAATGCCAGTGGGTGCAGAATACGAAAATGGAGATGTGTATATATATGACTGGATTTTTAGCACAGCGCCAAAAGAAGGAACATTGCCATTAGTTGTTGGAAGAATCATGGGAAATAATATTCAATCTATCAATTTTGAAGCAAATAATGGTGGAGATATGTATGCCTATTATGTAAATGAACGCTTGAAAGAACATAAATACGCTTGCAGCACGACAAGTACAAAAGCACCTTCAAAACAAGCAAAAAAAGAAAAAATAAATCAATATTCCGGGGATGTTAAGCAAAATTTTATATTTTTGGCTCCGAAATATCAAGATAAACAGTATCAAAATGCTATGGATGAATTAACTACATTCGTCTATATTGGTGATAATGAACATGATGACGCTGCCGATGGAGTTACGCAGCTTGCAATAACGCTTGCCGGCAAAAGATTTGCAGAAGTAAAAGCAACCAAAAATTTTATGTGGGGAAGGAGATAGAGTATGATGACTACAGCTCAATATTTACGCCAGATTGAAAATTATGATAACAGAATCAAAAATAAGCTTATCGAAGAAGAACAGCTCAGTTCTCTTTCCACAAGTGTATCTGCAATTCCTGTTGGAGAAAAGGTACAAACTTCTGTAAAACGTGATCCGATGGGAGATATGATTGCGAAGATATTTGATCTGCGAGAAGAGATTTCAGAAATGATATCTGAATTTTTACAAAAAAGACAAGAAATAGTCCGAACCATAGAACAGGTTGAAGATCCATTACTATATGACATATTATTTAAGCACTATGTTGAGTACAAATCTTTGGTTCGCATTGCAGATGAGATGGGTTATTCAGAGATTCACATTAAAAAAAAGCATTTAAAAGCCATAGCAGAAATAAAAAAGATAAAAGGTTTCGAAAGATGATACCGAAGTATACTGAAAAATACTTTTAATATGTGTAGAATATAAAGTAGAGCATTGGATTAAAACATCCAGTGCTTTTTATTTTGCAGAAAGGATGGTTCGGCTCGTGAGAAATACAATGAATTTTGTAGATTTATGCCGAGGTGATTTCGGGCGAAAAGTAGCCTACACAGGCGTTGACCGAATCACTCCACAAAATGTAGTAAAAGTAGTATCAGATACAATTGGCATACATAATAGAAATCGAACATTGATTGATTACTTGTATCGGTACATGAAAGGTGATCAGCCGATATTGTATCGAAATAAAATAGTACGTCCAGAAGTTAATAACAGAGTGGTTGAAAATCACGCATTTGAAACTGTAAAATTTAAAGCTGGACAGATTTGCGGGGAACCAATCCAATATGTATGTAAAAAGAAAAATGCAGACAAAAAAATAAATGAGCAAGTTGACCTTCTGAATGATTATCTTGATGAAGCCAATGCAGATGCAAGAAACATCCAAAGGGCAATATACCAGAGCGCAACAGGAACTTCCTATAAGGCTATTCTGAAAGAAGAGGATTGGACAAAAAACGGAGATTTACCACCGTTTAGAATCTTCATTCCGTATCCTGGTGATTGTTACATTGTATATTCGCAGAGGAACGGAAAACCAATGCTGTCCGTTCAGATTTTGAAGGATGAAGATGAGCAACAATACTACTTATGCTATTCAAAGAAACAGTTTTTCAAAATCACGAATGGAAAAGTAACCGAATATGGCATCAACGGTTTTGGCGGTATTCCAATTGTTGAATGCCCGAATAATCATGACAGGCTTTCAGATGTTGAAATTGCAATCACCTTATTTGATGCAATTAACAAATACCAGTCTGATAGATTAAATGGCGTTGAACAGTTTGTGCAAGCCTTTATGAAGTTCAAGAACTGCGAGGTAGATGAAAACGAGTTTTTGAAAATGGTAAAACTTGGTGCCATCTCTGTAAAAGATACTGGAAATGGCTGTCAGTCAGATGTTGAACTGATGACCGCTGAATTGAATCAATCAGAGAGCCAGGTTGCAAAGGATGATATCTACAATAACATGCTGATTGTGGAAGCAATGCCAAACCGCCAAAGCAATAGCGGAGGTGATACAGGAAATGCTGTATACCTTCGTAATGGATGGGACTTCGCAGAAAGAGATGCAAAATTGGTAGAAGCATTCACCAAGGAAGCTGAAAAGGAATCTGCTAGAATTATTCTGAATATTATCCGTGGTACATCAAATGATGTTAATATCTCAACCAGAGATTTTGATGTAAAGATAACCAGAAACCCAACAGACAATATGCTTGTAAAAGCACAGGCACTCGATTATCTGTTTAAAAATAAAATTCATCCGCTTATTGCACTGATTACTTGCGGTTTATTTAGTGATCCGCAGAAAGTCTACGAAATGAGTTTACCGTATCTGGGAACTATTTACCCGGAACTGGCAGACCCGGAAGCGGAAATGCAGAAAGCACAGCAATTACTTGACGGAAAGTTTCAAAATCCGTCCAAAACAGAACCAATGGCAAATTCTCCATCTAACGAAGAATGAACCAAATTTCGATTATTTAAGGAGTTTTAGAGAAATCTAAGGCTTCTTTTTTAATACCCAAAATCAAATAAATTGCAACAGCCCGTGAGCGTAAATCGGGTACAGACCATGTGCGGAGCGAACCGTGTTGAAAAAGCGTATTGGACTGGAAGAAAGGAGATTTCAATGACAAGAGAACAGGCAAAACAGGCACTTATCGGTATGGGAGTTGCAGAACCTTCCGAGGAACAGGTTTCTAAGCTTCTTGATTCTATTTCTGCTGAAACTAAGAAAGAGAAAGACAAAAATGTTTCTCTGAAGGAAAAAGCTGAAAAAGCAGATTCCCTGGAAAAAGAGTTGGAAGAGTTGAAAAAGCAGAACATGACCGAAGCAGAACGGCTAGAAGCTGAACGCAAGAAAGAAAAGGAAGCAGTGGATAAGGAGTTAGCTGATTTGAAAGCTGCGCTTGCAGAATCCAACAAAAAAGCCCTTACCAGTGAAATTACTTCTATGTTCGCAAATGCAGGACTTTCAACCGAAACATACGCGAGTGCTATTAAAGCATACGCATCTGCATTGTATGAGAAACCAGAAGATGCAATGAAAGAAGTCGAAACTTTTGTTAAGGGAGTTTCCGAAGCAAATAAAACAGCACTTGATACCGCAAAAGCAGCTTGGGAGAAGGAAGCATTGGAAAACACTCCGAATCCGGGCGGTGGTAGCGGTGGGAAAGCTACAGTAAAAAGTGATGCTGCTGAATTTGCAAAAGCTTACTCAGCAAAAAAGAACCAGGAAACTAAATCAGTGGACGGTAACGCCCCTGTAAATATTTAAGTAAAGGAGATATAAAAATGGCTTTTATGAAAACAGAGCAGTATGAGTCCACTCCAAATATTCTTGAATCCGAGGTCGGACTTGTACTTAAAACCTACACAGCAGATCAAACAAATGCTGAAACAGTTGGAACTAAGAAAATTATTAAAGCAGGTTCCGTATATCCAACAAATGCAACAGGCGCAATCGGCATTGTATTTGAAGATGTTGATATGACAGATGATACAAAGAGGCCAATTTCCGTGATCGTCGCAGGCCGTGTTCTCGAAAAAAGACTTCCAGTAACAGTTGACACTACTGCAAAAACAGAGCTTGAAAAATCCGGAATTGTTTTTGTAGTCACAGAAGACCCAGTATTTTAAGGAGGTATGACAAATGCCATTTAATATTTTGGAATCAATTACCCAAGAAGAAAGACTTAACTTTTCTCAGAATTTCAGCGTTAAAAGACCAGGTATTCTTGACACCATTTTCCCAGATACAAAAACCCAGTATCTGAAAGCAGAGTATTACAGACTTATGGCTGGACAGAATCTCCCGGAAGTTGCATTCGTCCACGCTCTTGATAGCGAAGCAGAAATCGGCACAAGACCTGGATTTGAAAAAGTCCTGACTGAAAAACTCTTCATTAAGAGAAAAATCAATCAGTCCGAAAACTTACGGCAGGCAATTGAAAATGGTGTGCCGGATAATGAAGCGCTGAAAAACTTTGTATTTGATGATGCAGCCAGACTGTTCGAGGGCGTTGTTACAAGAGCAAATGTTATGAAAGGACAGTTCCTTTCCACTGGTGCTGTAACAATCAAAGAGAACCATGTTGACATGGGAATTGACTATGGCGTTCCAGCAAGTGCAAAAGTAACGCTTACTGATTGGTCTAAGCCAGATGCAGATATCATGGGCGATATCCAGAAAATGGTAGCTGTAGCAGAAGGCAATGGCTATGTAGTAAACAAAGCTGTTACTTCTCTTAAAATGATTAACTACATGCGGAACAACACTGCAATGCAGACAGCTGTTCTGGGTACTACAAATAAAAGGCTTCTCACAAAGCAGGAGCTTGCCAATCTGCTTATGCAGGAATATGAAATCACAATTGATCGTTGTGATGAGAACTTTAATTTCAGAAAAGCAGATGGAACCCTGAAAACAGCCAGATACCTTAAAGAGGATGTATTTACTCTGTATGAAGCAGATGCCGACGGATCCTTCGGTGTTGGCCTCTGGGGTGTGACACCAGAAGAGCTTGAATACAGACAGTTTATACAGGAAGAGAATCGTTCCTTTGTTACTCTTTCCATGTGGGCTACACCAGACCCAGTTGCAGTATGGACAAAAGCATCCGGTATGTTCGTCCCTGTTGTACCAAAAGCAAACGGTGGTATCGTGATCGGTACCAAAGCGGGGGAATAACCGGGCATAGTCTCGATGAAAACAGCCAGTCACCATCTGTAGCAAGTGTGAATGATACATCAACGCACAAGTATACAGAAAGCGAGTTGTCTAATATGACTGTATCTCAGTTAAGACAACTCGCAAGTGATAACGGCTATGCCCTGACAGCAACTAATAAGGCTGGAATAATATCAGAGATTTTATCTCAGCAAAGGTAGGTGATTAAATGGACGAACAGCTTATAGAGGACTTGACAAATTATCTTGAAGATGATGAAGAAACTGCGAGGATGATTCCTCTTTCAGCAGAGAGGGCTATTCGTTCATTTAAGAAGAAAAGGAATTATCCTTCATCTTACAGTGATGAGAAAATAAATTCCGATATGGAAAACTGCTATGATTGCATATTTGATTTGGCTCTTTTCTTCCTAGTAAAGCAGGGAGCTGAGTTTCAAGGATCACATTCCGAATCCTCTGTGAATAGAAGTTGGGATTCCGAAACTGAAATTTATGTAAATCATGGTGTTTTTCCATTTATCGGATTCTAAGATGGTGTGTGCGTGATACGTCAATCCTCCCACGTATCGCAGGGGTGCTTCAAATTAGGTGGGTAGAAGCAATATTTAAAAAATGGGAGTGATGGAAAGGAATAGCGATGGGATGTGAACACGAGTGTATCAACGAACACCGCTTAAAAGAATTGGAAAGTGCCGTCCATGAGATGAAAGAAAAGCATTCCAAAAGGGATGGAGTTTTTTTTGAACGTATCAATGCGCTGGAACAGAAAATTGCTTTATACAACAACGATCTGGGACACATTAAGGATACAGTTGACGAAATGAACGACAATTTAAAATCACTCATGGAAAAACCAGGAAAGTTACAGGACAAAATAATTGCTTATATCATAACTGGCATAATTGGTATTGTTTTAGGCTTTGCCCTAAAAGGCATTTTCCCGGTGTAAATATTGATTCCACTACAGGGAGGACAGTGGAATGGATGATTATAAAGACTTTTCGGAAGATGAAAGAATCTTCTATTTGCGTGAAGCTGGATTTGATTCCAGAGAAAAAGAGTTATTCCGATTGCGCGTTTACGAAGAAAAAACACTTGCAGAAGCTTCAGAAATCATGGGCTACAGCACAAGAACCGTAGACCGCATAAACAGAAAATTAAAGAAGAAAATTATGAAAGTCGCCCCGATGTATTGTCGGGGCTTTTCTTTGTATTCATAGAAAATGGCGTATTTATGGCGTTATCATGGCGTGTTAATCAACCTCTTATTATTGTAAAATATAGTTATAAAAACAAGGGAGGTTTGAGATATGCAGTATGGTAATCCGTATTTTGCGCAACCATTTCAACAAATACAGCCGTATCAAGATAGATTAGCACAATTGCAGAATAGTTATCAGCAGGCAATGCCATACGGACAGGCACAAATTCAACAACCAATGCCACAAGTACCACAAATTCCCATGTTACAAGGGCAGATGGTAGATGGCATTGATACTGTAAAGGCAAAAGACGTAGATATGTCTGGAAACCCTGTTTATTATCCAAAAACAGATGGAACAGAAATATATAGAAAACAATTACAGGCAGATGGAAGAAGTAGAATTTTTGTTTACCGACTTATAAATCCGGAAGAACAACAGCAACCAAAGGCAGAAGAAAAACCGATTGACATAGAAGCTATGTTTAATCAGCTTCGAAACGATGTTTGTTCTGAGATTTCCGAAATAAAGAGTATGTTTCCGACACAAATGTCGGGAACACCGGAACCCAAGCAGAATGGAGGTAAACAGAGATGATGAATCCAATGCAACTTATGCAGATGATACGTGGTGGAGGGAATCCTCAACAAGCCATAATCAATATGATGAAACAACAGTCTGGAAATAATCCTGTAATTGACAATGCAATTAACATGATGGAAAAAGGTGATAATGCAGGAATTGAAAAACTTGCAAGAAATCTTTGCCAAGAAAAAGGGATTAATCCTGATGATATGTTATCGCAGGTTAAGAATCAGTTTGGAATAAAATAAATTCGCTACAATAATTAAAAGAGCCGCGGTCTTTTGATTTTGTATAAATTACAAAAATCAATAAGGAGGTAATCGCTATGATGAATGGTGGATTATCAGCAAGCGATGTCGCTGTATTAAGCGGCTCTAATAACCGTGCAGATGAAGGCTATGGCTTTGGCGGTGGCTGGGCATGGTGGATTATAATATTGCTTATCTTTGGCTGGGGCGGTTTCGGCGGCTTTGGTGGCTGGGGTGGCAATGGTACAAATGGTGCCGGCTTCCAAGGATGGGCTACCCGTTCAGATATTAATGAGGAATTCGCCCTTAATGATATTCAAAATGGTATCAGAGGTATTCAGCAGGGTATCTGTGACAGCACATATTCTCTTAACAATACCATGCAGAGTGGCTTTAATGGTATGAATGTCGGAATGCTTCAAGGCTTCAACGGCGTTCAGCAGGCAATCAATGCTGATACTGTAGCCGGTATGCAGAATACCAATGCATTACAGTCTCAGTTAGCAAATTGTTGCTGCGAAACAAGAGAAGCAATCCAGGGCATCAATTATAACCTTGCCACTAACACTTGTGCTCTCCAGAACACAATGAACAATAACACCAGAGACCTTCTGGAAAATCAGAACAGCAACACTCGTGCGCTGTTAGACTTTTTAACACAGGATAAGATTGCAACATTACAGGCAGAGAATTCTGATCTGAAACGTGCTGCATCCCAGGATCGCCAGTCTGCATTGCTCACAACTGCAATGGCTTCTCAGACACAGCAGTTAATCAATGCAATCAATCCGGCTCCGATTCCTGCATTCCAGGTTCCGGCTCCATATGCATACGCAGGATGCAATACATATGGTAATGGTTGTTGCTAAGTAACTCACCCTTAGAGGTTGACTAATTCTAAGAGGTGGGTTGCGGCTCACCTCTTATTGATTGAGAGGTAAAAAATATGGCATGTAAGAATGTTTGTAAGCTTTGCAATCACCTTGTTCTGTCTACTGCAATTGCATTCACAGGTGGAAATCTTGTGGTTACTATCCCGGAAGGAAACTACAACAATGGAGAAAAATACTGCATTGTTTTGGCACAGTCTATTCCAAATACAACCACAATTACTGCCCCAGTGATGATTCAGATAGGAACAGGAACAACATTGTATCCGTTAGAGAATCGTTGCTGCGCACAGGTAACAGCATGTGGTGTCAGAACAAGAACAAAATACGCAACCAGAGTTGCAACAAGTGCTACTGGTGGAGCGTTCAAAATGTTAGGAAATCCGGCATGTAGTCCGAACAACAATCTGACTGCAATCAATGGTACAGCCCCAACAGCAGAAAATGTTGTACAGGCTGTGAAGAGGGGAGGTATCGTGAATGCATAAGACAGCAATGGAAATGGGAAAATGGGCTATGGAAAAAGCAAAAACACATGGCTTTGATAATCTCAGCGCTCAAGACTGGGACGATCTGAAAGACTGCATGGAAGCGGTTAAATGTGCAATTTGCGCTGACAAAGATTATCGCATTGTGGAAGCTATGGATGAATGCGAACAGGAAGAAAAGTATCTTGGACGCATGGGATATGACCGTTACCGCTATTCAAATGGGCGTTTCGCTCCAAAAGGTAGGGGAACCAGAAAAGGTTATAGGCCATATCTGTACATGGAAGACGATGACTGGATGGACGAGTATTTAAACAATCCAGAGTTTGAACGTAATATGTACCGCATGGGATATCATCCAGATCGTAGTGATATGGAAAATGATGGTATGAATATGAATTGGAAGAAGTCCAGATATGGCGAATCCTATGATAGATACGATGAGAATCGTAGGCATTATCATGATTCCAAAGACACGGAATCCAAAAGAAAAATGGATGATTCCATGAAGGAGTACACATCTGATATTATCCGTAATCTCACGGAAATGTGGTCTGATGCAGATGCAACGCTCAGACAGTCAATGAAAACTGACCTGACCAGACTTGTACAGCAGATGAACTAGAGCAATAAATGAATTAAGTCCTTGTCGCAAATTAATGCGGCAGGGGCTTTTTTCGTAGAAAGGATGGTGAGAAACCATGCTGAAACAATTCTATATGAATGGGGACTTATGGAGAGTGCGCTTTGTTTCTCCCAATGATAATGTTTTGATTGACCGTACAGGGCAAAGGACACTTGCTGTATCTGATTACTCTACAATGACAATTTCAATTGCAAGCAACTTGCATGGAGAACTTCTGAACCGTGTATTTATCCACGAATTAGGGCATTGCGTGATGTTCAGCTATGGTCTACTGCCAGAGCTTCACCGTATGATTAAGAAACGATATTGGGTGGACGCAGAGGAATTTGTATGCAATATTCTGGCAGACTACAGCCATTTCGCGATTGGCACGGCCAGAGATATTTTGGGAAACAAATTTACATACGTTTCGCCTGTTGGAATGGAAAGGATGATTGCATGAGAGGATTAGTCCGTCAAAAGCAAAAAGTATATTGGTCACGAATAACAGAAAAAACAAAAGGATTAGACCGCATTAAAGTTTATGAGAAACCAATTTTATACTCTTTTTCCGTATCATCCACAGCCGGAACGCCGGAAGAAATCGCAGCCGGAATAGTGCCGGATTATGACAGGTATATTACAAGCTTTAATCGAAATTTTCATCCACAGGAAGCGGACATATTTTGGATAGACAGAATCCCACAAATAAGCGAGGACGGAAGCCTTATTTTGAATGAAAATGGAGAACTTACAGTATTGCCAGATTACACGCTAAAGAAGATTTTAGACACACAAAAAGGCAATATTGCTAGATACGGAATTTCCAAGAGAGGGAATGAAGATGGGTAAGACGATAAAGTGTACCTTGTCGCAGAAATCAATCCAAAAAGCTATTAATGAAATAAAAAATTATCAAAAATCTTTAAGGAACAAAAATGAAATCTTCATAAAAAGATTATGCGAATTAGGGATTCCAGTTATTGACCAAAATATTTTGGCAGCACAAGGCGATTCTGATAAGAACCACAATACTTACATCAAAATTAACAGTTTTGGTAATTATGCAGAAGCCCATTTAATATGCGAAGGAATAGACCTTTTGTTTATAGAGTTCGGTGCAGGTATTCACTACAATGGTGCAGCCGGTTCTAGTCCACATCCAAAAGGAGAAGAATTTGGTTATACAATCGGTTCTTACGGACAAGGAAAAGGAAAAAACGATTCCTGGGTATATGTTTCTGACTCTGGCGAATGGGTACGTTCTTACGGCACAGAAGCTACAATGCCAATGTATAAAGCCAGTGTAGAAATCATTCAGAATATCCGCAAAATTGCCAAAGAGGTATTCTCTTCTTAAAGATGATACCAAAATATACTGAATGATACCAGCCAATTATGTTATGATTACAGTGTTAAATTGTAGCATAACATGCAATACGTTCACTATAAAGGTGGGCGCATTTTTTATTGTGAGGTGACAGATATGCCAGACACAATAGAATCCCCTGTACTGGAAGTTTTTTCAAAATGGGGAGCGGCTGTTTCTAAGATTACTGGCGCAGACAATTATTCCATGGATGGGAGCGAGACAAATGCTTCTGGCAAAAAAGCATATGCACAGCTTTATATGCTCGGAAATCCAATTACGAGAGGTGACCTTGAAGGAGATGAATGCGCAACAATGCCATCATTTCAAGTAAATTGCTTCACATCTGGGAGCAAAGCATTAACCAGATTGTATGAATTGGACAAGATAAGTCACAAAGCTATGGTGAGCATGGGATTTCGTCGCACATACGGACCGGAGCCTATGTTTTTTGGCGACAGTGGAATCAAAAAGCTTATAAGCCGATACAGCCGGATATATACAGGAAAATTACTTTGAAACCAATGAACGCATAGACGTTCTTTTTTTATGCTTAAAACGAAAGCGAGGTGAGATTATGGATCAGATTTTAAGTTATGTAAAGCCAGAATTACTTATTGTCGTTGTAGTTCTTTATTTTATCGGGGTAATGATTAAAAAATCAGAAAATATTTCTGACAAATTTATTCCAATGATTTTAGGAATCCTTGGTGTATTAATTTGCGGTCTTTATGTTTTTGCAACATCTACAGTTTCCGGTTCACAGGAAGCTGCAATGGCACTGTTTACCGCAATTACACAAGGTGTTATCGTTGCCGGATTAAGCACTTATGTAAATCAGCTTATTAAGCAGTCTGGAAAAGAAGAGTAGAAAGGCGGTGATCCGCTATCTCCCGGCACAGGGTTACGTGCATATTACCGATTTTTTGTTTGAAAAAAATTGCTGACCTTAAAGAGTTAAAGGTAGAAAGGAGAAATAATGAGCCGTTTAACAACATTAGGCGTGACTTTTGGTTATGGAGTTGAAACCGAAAAAGGCGTAAAGCCTACAACTTTTAAGCAACTTGAGCTTGCAAGCTCTATTGGTGGAATTTCACTTGATACAGAGCAGATTGACGTATCAGCATTGGAAGATTATATCACAAAATATGCAGCTGGTAGACAGGATACTGGCGGTACATGGGAAATCGAATTTATCATGGATCCAGATAAATCTGTTAAGCAGATTAAGGAACTTTATAGTGCATCTAAGACAGCAAAAGAAACTGGACTTGCAACATGGTTTGAGGTTGTTTTCCCGGATATGACAGATGCATTCTTTGTTACAGCTGAGTGCGGACGTGAGATTCCACTTCCAGAAGTTGGACAGAATGAAGCTGCAACAATGTCCATTTCCCTTATTATCACAGATTACAAGGGACTTGAAACAAAGGTTGCTCTTACAAAATCAGAATGATGTTTTTAATGGGAGGATTATAAAATGGTAACTTTTAATGTACATGGAAAAGAATATAAGGTTGTATTTGGATACGGACTTCTTACAAAAACAGATGTGCTGGACAAGGTGCAGGGGATTACAGATGGAAAAGAGAGAAGCCTTCAGAAGATGATTTCTCTTCTCCCGGAACTGCTTCTTGCTGGACTTCAAAAGAAGCACAAGGAAGAGTTTGGGTATGAAAGTGATTCTGAAAAAGAAGCTGTTCTTAATAAAGTCTGTGACCTTTTGGATGATTACGAAGATGAAGGAACTGAGGAAAATCCGAAAAGCGGATTTGATTTATACAAACTTCTCGACAAAGAATTGGAGAAAAATGGTTTTTTATCCGGTCTTCTGAATGCAGTAGCAAAAGCACAGGCATTGGAGAAAAATGCAACGAAGATTCCACAGGATCACAAAAAGAAAAATTAACTTTTCGAGAAGTTGTTTACCAAGAGATTCTTCCTTTATACCTCTCTATTGGTGTATCTAAAGAAGAATTTATGGATTCTACGCCAGCTGAATTAAAACCTTATCTAGAAGCTGAAAAGATACGGCAAAAGAGAAGAGACGCTGAACTTTGGCAAGCGGGAATTTATGAAACATCAGCCACATTCACAGGTGTTGCAAATGCTTTAATGGGGAAAAAATCCAAAGCAGAGTATCTGAAAAAACCTTTACTGGAATCAGCAGAGGAAGAAAAGCGTAAACAGGAAGGCATACTTTCCGAAGAAGAAAAGAAAAAACAGAGAAACGCACTTTTGGCAAGCTTGCAACTCATGCAGGCGAACTTTGAGCTTAACCATGAAAAGGGCAGGCAGGATGAATAAGTCTTGTCTGCCCTTTATTTTTTTGTAAAAAAAAGGAGGGATAAATAGAATGGCTGACAATACCATTGATACCCTTGATATACAAATTAGCAGTAGTACAGAAAAAGCAGTACGTGCGCTGACTAATCTTTCAAATAAACTCACAAAAGTTAATTCCGCATTAAGCGGAGTTAATACAAATGGATTACGTAGTTATGCAAGGGAACTTGGAAGGGTTACGTCTGCCTTTAATTCTCTAGGAAATGTCCGTACTTCTGGGCTTGATAGTGCTATTTCAAAATTAAACACACTTAGTAAAATCAACCTTAGCAATCTTCAGAATCAAAAGATTAGTATTGATTTGGATATCAAGGGTGGAGATCAAACACAAAAACTGCAATACGCCATTGATAAAACAGTACGTGATATTAAAATTGATACCTCTTCCATTTCAAAGCAATTAATTGAAGCATTTAACTTAAAAGGCGGTGCTGCTTCAAAAGTTCGTTCTCAAATGAACGAACTTGCAAAGGAAATGGCACAGTCTTTTGACGGAAAAGAAATCTCTGGAAATGTTGGAAGCATTGTTGAAGAAATTGGAAATACGATTCTCAAAAGCGGAAGTGTAGTAAAAGCTAATCTTGGAAGCTACTTAGATGGAGCAGAACAAGAATGGATTGATTTCAATAATTACTTCAAAAACAAGAAAATCTATGTTTCCGATATGCTAAAAGCCGACCTTGGTAAAGGCGAATTTTCTGAGATTCTGAAAAACAATCTGAATAAGGTTGTTACAGATGCAACCAAAGGCATTACACTTGACAAATCCTGGCAAGAATTAGCAGATAGATTCCCAACTCTTGTACCAAGAGATACTATAAATGCAGCAGATCAGCTGATTACCATACTTGAAAATATCAAAAAAGTTAGAGAATCAATAAAGCCAGTATCAATAGAATCGCTTTATGGAGAAAACGCTTCAAAAGCATCGGACAAAGTGTGGGGAATGGCTGTCGATTCCACTCAGCAGCTCGCTGAACAGGTAAAAACAAGACTTAATGACGCATTAAAAGGTACGGACGGTCAGCTCCCTATTGATGTAAAAATCAATACGGATAAGATAACAATGGATATTCAGAAGGCAATCAATAAAGTTGCTGAACTGAAATATAACGCTGTAAAAGTCACTCTGGATGTAGATACTACAGGAATTAAAGATGTAGTTACCGGAAAACTTAAAGAAATTGATGCAGGACAGATGACAAGCATTGCCGATGGAATGAAACAGTTTTCAGATTCTTTAAGAGCCATGGGAAATGTTAATTATAAAGCTTCCGGTTTGAACGCAATCATTAATTCCATTAGCAGATTTAGCCAGGTAGATATTAGTAATTTTAATTCTATGAAACTTGGCGAGATAATCACTCAGTTATCTGGATTATCGGCAATACCGGATGTATCTGCAAGTGTTAATCGTTTTGTTAATTCAATGGCTAGACTAGCCAATTCCGGCGAATATATTGCAAATGTATCGACTGAATTACCTGCATTGGGAAGTAGCTTGAAATTTATCACAGAAAGCTTTATTGGTGTTGATGGAATTTCAGATTCCGTAAATAGGTTTGTTCAGTCAATTGCACAATTGGCAAGTGCTGGCGGTAAAATTTCTCAATCTTCTGGACAACTTGGAACACTAGCAAATGAAGTATTGTCATTCTTCAATGTAATGAAAACCGCACCAAAAATCAACGAAAACACAGTAAGAATGACAGAAGCTTTGGCACAGTTAGCTACTGCAAGTGGGAAAATAAATAAAGCCACAAATTCTCTTACGAATTCATTTTCGAGATTATCAAATGCCGCAAATGGACTTGGAAATGCAGGAAGAAAATTAGCTTCCATGATTGGCTCTGCAAGCTCTGCACTAGCTAATTTTGGAAATACCGCAACTGTAACCACAAGAAAGACTGGCTCATTAACTTCACAGCTTGCTAGTTTATATGCAAAATTTTTTACTGTGACAAGAGGAATTAAAGCACTTTGGAATTCTGTAAAGTCTGCATCTGATTATGTTGAAACATTGAACTATTTCAATTCTGCGTTCGAACAAGTTACAGACGGATTGGACGTGAGCAAGTGGCAGAATGCAGGAGTAAAATCCGCAGAGGAATATGTGGGTTCTTTTGAAAAACGTGCAAAAGAACTGACAAAAAAAATGACTGGATTTGAAGTATCAGATGCAGGTGATCTGACTAGAACAAAAGGCACGAGCCTCGGACTTGATCCGAACCAAACGATGAATTATCAAGCCACCTATGCTCAGATGGCATCATCTATGGGGGCAACAGCAGATGCATCAACTAAGGTTTCACAAGCTTTAACAGAAATCGGGGCAGACCTTGCTTCTGTAAAGAACCTTGAGTTCAACAATGTATGGAATGATATGGCATCCGGAATAGCCGGAATGAGCCGGGCTCTTGACAAGTACGGCATTAATATCCGTGTGGCAAATTTACAACAGGAACTTTATAATCTTGGAATTGACGCTACTGTATCAAGTTTAAGTCAATCGGACAAGGCTATTCTGAGAACTATAACAATCTTGAATAGTTCAAAGTATGCATGGGGTGACCTGGCTAATACGATAAATCAGCCGGCAAACCAATTAAGATTACTGCAATCTAATTTTTCGGCACTTTCAAGAACTATCGGTTCATTATTCATTCCAATTATCTCAAAGATTCTTCCATATATGAACGCCTTTGTTATTGCAATTCAGAGAGCTTTTTCGTGGATTGGAAGACTTTTAGGCATCAAAATGTCCGACTATGTTGCCTCAACAGGAAGTGCCGCAGTTGATATGGGAAGTATTGCAGATAGTACAGAAGATGCAGCTTCCGGGCTTGACAAAACAAATGACAATGCGAAGAAATTACAAAAAAGTCTTTCTGTGCTTTCATTTGATGAATTAAATCAATTAAATGATGCAAAAGTTAGCAATTCTTCCAGTTCTTCCGGAAGTGGAGGCGGTGGGAGTACACACCTTCCAGAATTGGATGCTGCATTAGATAAAGCCCTATCAGAGTATCAAGCTGCATGGGATAAAGCTTTTGAAGAAATGAATAATAAGGCAAATGATACCGCTGATCAGATTGTAGCTGTATTTAAGAAAATTCGTAAAGCAGCTAAACCAACCACAGAATCAATCAAGAAACTGTACAGTGAAGGTCTTAGCAAGCTTGGAAACTTCTCTATTACAGCTCTGAAAGATTTGTGGAATAATTATCTGAAACCAATTGGATTATGGATGTTATCTGATAATTCCGGGCTTCCACGGTTCTTTAATATTACGAATGATTTACTGAATAAAATCAATTGGGGTAAACTGAATAGCTCGCTTTCCAGTTTCTTTACAATGCTTCAAAAGCCAACAAAATTTGTTTGGACTGGTCTCATGGATTTCTATGAGAAATTCTTAGTGCCGGTAGGTACATGGACAATGAATAGTGCAATCCCGGAACTTGTTGACGCATTAACAAATTTCGGAAACAACATTCACTGGAACGAACTTAATTCGGCATTGAAAAACTTCTGGGATGCACTTGCGCCATTTGCACAAAATGTTGGACAGGGAATTGTTGACTTCTTCAAAGATTTGCTCGATGTTGGAGAAAATTTCATCAATACAACACTTCCTGGAGGCCTGAACTCAATTGCCGATGCAATAAAGAATATCAGCCCAGAAACCGCACAAGCAATCGGAAAGGGTCTTGGACAAATTTCAGTTGCAATTCTTGGATTCAAAGGACTAACCTTTATTGGTGGAATCATCGGAAAAGACAGCCCATTAGGAAAAGGGCTTGCTTTATTGGCAAAACATCCTTATGCAGCAATGGCACTTGGCATCAGTGGAATCGTACTTGCACTTGATAATTTCGGAGTTATTGATGTTGACTGGGAGTGGATTTGGAGTAGCATTGACCGTGTAAAAACCTCAATACAGAATTTTATTGATAAGGTTGATTGGAATGCTGTTGGAACTGCTCTTGGAAATTTATGGTCTGCATTCCAACCATTTGCAGAGGGATTTGCAGATGCGTTGATTACCGGACTTGAAGGAATAATTAATATCGGAGCGGACTTAATTAACGGTATTGCAAATGCAATTAATTGGCTTGCTGAAAAATTAAGTGGAGTTGATCCAGAATTTATAAAACAAGTTGGTGCTGCATTCGGAACATTGTTTGCAATCAAAATAGCCAAAGATATTGCCACCAAAATCTTTTCCTTTGCTAGTGGAATCGGTTCATTGGCATCAAAACTTTTAAATTTCCCACTTGATACCGCATCTTCCCTTCCTACTATCATCGGTGATATTGGTGGAGCAGCTGAAACAGCGGCTACAGGTGGATTATCTTCATTTTCTTCAACGCTTGGTACTATATTTGGAACCGCTGGGATTGTATTTGTTGCAACGGCATTATCTGTTAAACTTGCTAAAGGAATTGCAAGTATTACAGAAGCTGCGCAAGGTGGAAATGGAATTCTATCACAAACAGGTGGTTATCTCCATGATTATACAGGTGAGATGGAAAGTGCTCATAAGATAACGCAAGATCAAGCAGAAGAGCTTTGGAAGTTAATTGAAGCAGATGAAAGTGCCGGAAAATCAAATTCTGAAATGTACGATAGTTTCATTCAGAAACTTGGAGAATTTGGCGTATCAACCGAAGATGCAAGAAAAATTCTCGAAAAATACGGCGCACAGGCGGGCGTATCAACTGGATTTTTGGAAGATATGACTGACAAAGCTGTAGCCCTTGGAGATGGTGTATCTGAATCAGCAGGAAAATTTGATACAACCAAAATCAGTATATCTGATTTGAAAGACGAACTTTATCTTTTAAGTCTTAGTTCCGAGCAATTTAGTGGAGACTACTTAACTGCTAAAGATGCTCTTGATAGTGCAATATCTGGAAGAACATATGCTAATACAGAAGAAGCACTAGACGCAGTTTATACGTCATTAAAAAATGCTGGCGTTCCGTTAGATGAATTAGATGAAAAACTCAGAAAAGATTTTCCAGATGCAGTTGTTACAATGGAAACAAGTGCAAAGAATTCTTTCGATGGAATGACTACATCTGTGAAAACAGCAGTGGGCGGTATTACTACCGCTGTTGCAAATGCTTCTAGCTCCGTATCATCCAAGACAAAAACTGGCTTTGGTCTCGCCAATACTGCCGTAAGCACGGCAATGGCTGGAATGAAAAAAAGCACAGAAAGCACAATGCCTTCCATTTGGTCGAAGATAAAGAACACGAATGATGATGTTGAAACCAACTCTAAAACAAACTGGGGAAATTCTGCAAGTGCTGTATCGACAGCCCTCGGAACCATGGACACCGATACAAAAGATGTAATGGGTAAGGTTATGACAACCATTCAAAGTTATTGGTCTTCTGTTCTTATCAATACAAACCAGATTTGGGAAAAGGCTTCTGGTAAAGTTGACACGGAAACTGGAAAAATGAAAACCTACACAGAATCTAATTTGTCTGGGATTTCGGATAAAATTAAAAGGCTATTTAATGTTAATCTTACATCAATTGGTCGGGAAACTGCTCAATCATTCGCTGACGGCATGAAACAAGTGCATTTACCAACTCTGACTTATTATATTTCAGAGTGGAGAAAACATGATCTTGGCGGTGGAAGAACCAGTTCTACACCAGTTTACAAGCCTAATTGGTACGCCAAAGGTGGTCTTTTCAATGGCGCACAGGTAATTGGCATCGGTGAAGCTGGTTCTGAAGCCGTTCTTCCACTGGAAAACCCACGAACAATGAAGAAGATTGCAGACAGCATTGTTTCCAGTTCGGACGGAAGCATGGGACTTACAAAAGAAGAAATGGCAAAAGCAGTAGCGCAGGGAGTTGCAATGGCAATGAGTATGAACAGCGGAAATAAGAATCCGCAGTACATTATGAACAGTATTATTCTGGACGGAAGCGAGATTGCGAAAGCAGTAACAAAAGCCCAAAATGATACAGATAGCCGTTTCAAACCGTCCCCGGCATATTGATTTTTGACTGATTGTGTGGTATAATTTTCTCAATGAAGAAGTACACACGGTCTTGAATTTTTGAGCCGCTAAGAAGAAACTAATATTTCTCAATCGTGAGGAATTTTTATCTTACTTGGCGGCTCTTTTTTATTATAACCGTTAATTTTGGTAAAACCAACAGGCTAGACCGATCATCGAAAAGCGGAAATGCCTTGCCGCCTGCCTGTTGATTTACATACAGTTCAAGGCACTCTTTTATACGAAAGGCAGGTATTAATCTATGGAATTTAAGGAAAATTCAAATTGCATTCGCATTCCGATTGCAAGAGAACCAATTATTTATTTCCTTTTAGATGGTAATGAAGTAGTTTATATTGGACAGTCTAAGCTAGGGCTTTTCCGTCCATATAGCCATTCAAATAAACACTTTACTTCGGTTTCTGTTATTAAATGCAAACTTGAAGACTTGGATTCATTGGAAATTTTTTATATTAGAAAATATATGCCAAAATACAACCAAAAAATTGTTGATGATAAACATGAGTTTTCTTTTGGAAAAGTGAGAAAAATTATAAGAGAGCAAACGGAATTTAAATGTTGTACAGTTTTTCACATAAAGAAAATAGTAAAAATTATGAAAATAAACACTATTCCGATTAAAGACGCTTTTTATATAACATCCGACGATTCCGAGAAAATAATTGATTACGTAAAGAGTCATTATGATGGAAATAGACTGGTTTTAGCTTAATATGGTAAATTCAGTGGGCTAGGTTGGCCGCCGAAAGTCTCACCTCCGAGAGATTGCCTACTGTTTTTATATTATCGGAGAAGTTTTTAGATATACGGAGGTTATCTAGCATGAGAAAAGAACAGTTTGTTTCTGAAAGAAGAGAAAGAGATTTCACAGGGGTATTTATACCGTCAAAATTATATCTTACAAATAAATTCAGCCCAAGAGAAAAATTTTTATTGGTGGAAATACATAGTCTTCGCAAAAGAGATAAAAGCGGTGATTGTTTTGCGAGCAATCGGCATTTTGCTGATTTTATTGGTGTGTCTGAACGTACTATTCAGTCAATGCTAAATGGGTTAAAACAGAATGGTTATATAACTTCGTGGTATGAATATGAAAAAGATAATCCAAAAGTAATAAAGCATAGACACCTTATTCTCACAGAAAAATTTTATGAAGAATTTATAAATGAGCATGAGCAAAAAGATCAGCCCGAACGTGGTGAGAAAAAACGCATGGGGGATGGTGAGAAAAACTGCACCTTCCGTGGTGAGGAAAACTGCGTGGATAAGTATAACAGTGAAATAAGTATAACAGATATAGATAAGAAAACAGAACCAGACTTTATTGATAATAAAGAAAAAAAGACTTTATCTTATACAGATAAAGATAATCAGACTTCTGCTCCTAATAATTATAATAAATTAAATATATATAATATACCCCCTAGAACCAAGGAGCAGAAAGCCAACCGCTATAATTCTAGGAACCAATCATCTCTCTTAGATTATAAAGACAAGGATGTTGAGAAATTGGTAACTGAAATATACGAAAGCATTTACGGAGCAAAAGAGAATATTTTTGAAGACCATGACATTTGCCTGTCTATATTCTTGATTACAGAGTTTTTCAAGAAATATCAAAAATACCGTGAAGAGAAACATCCGATGGTTACGCCAAGCCAAGCTGAAAATATTCTGAAAATTGTACGCAACCCAGATACAGATATGGCAAAAGATGATTTAGTAGACGATAAAGAGGAACCACTGTTCTATCTTGACATGATGGAGGAACACTTTAAGACAAAGTGGGGAAAAAGAAATGGCGGAGATTTTGATTATAGAATCATGTTGTTTTTTAAAGACACTACACAAAATATGTTATATCAAAGAGTGAAAAAGAACAGGGAGGACATGCTATGATATTTTGGCTATCAGTAATCATTTTTGCGGTCGGCGTTGTTATTCTGATTGCAAATAGAATAGGCGAATCTTTAAGCTACGAATATGAGTATTCAAATGTGAGTGGATTTATATTGTCTTTTTGCGTGGTAATTTCTTTCATCAGTGTAGTATGGTTCCTGGTAGCTGGATTGATTTTACTACTCACCAAAACCAATGTTACCGCCAACAGACAGGCAAATGCCGAGAAATACAAAGCATTGACTTACAAACTGGAAAGTGAAGCTTGCCGAGATCAATTCGGACTTCTTAACAAAGAAATTATTGACGAGGTACAGAGATGGAATGCAAAAGTAACTTACTACAAAGCAATGGAGGATAACTTCTGGATTGGAATTTATTATCCAGATGTGTACGGTGATCTGGGAACGATTGATTATGAGACATATGAGGGTAATTAATTGACATGATAAAATAATAAAATCCGTTTCAAAAACATCTCACACGATAAAATATAGGTACAAGCCAAGAAAATTGATTTTTGAGCAAAGAAATTAATTAATTGTGGAGAAAGGAAACAAAGAAAATGAACAGACCATTATTTGAACCAGGAGATATCGTGCAGCACTTTAAGAGAGAAACCATCGAGAATCCGCATGATAATGAATACCTGTATGAGATTGTTGGTTTTGCTAGGCATACGGAAACAGGAGAAGACCTAGTGATATACAAAGCCCTGTATGGCAGTAAGCAATTATACGCCAGACCGAAAAATATGTTTTACAGTGAGGTAGATCGTGAAAAATATCCAAATGTGAAACAGAAATATAGGCTCGAGAAATATCATGGAGTGGTGTACGTGTAATGGATTTCAAGCAGACTTACTTTTCCATCTGGCAAGATATATGGAATCTTCACAAGAAGTACGCCTTTATCTCAAAGGATGATATTCCACAGTGGGAAAATCTCACCGTGGAAGCAATGCAAATTCACGATAAATACGCTGATTCTTTCGGAGCGAAATTTGCCGAAGCTCTTTTGATTGCCGTAACTGCGGAAATTGATAGAAAAGCGAAATAAAACTTCCAGAATCCGCCCAAAGGTGGTACAATATGGGTATCAAATATTGGGAGGTACGTATGTATGAAGAAAGCGAAAAAGTTACTATCAGTTTTGGCAGTCATGCTATTGATTGTCTGTATGGCAGTTCCAGTATCGGCAGAAAAATATTACAATACTGGCTATACTCAATATGGCGATTTTGTAGTCGGGAATGGAAGCCTACAGGAATTTAGCGGAAGAACAGTTGATGGAAACCTGTACGTTGTAAATGGTGGTTCTTATACGTTTTATGGAACCCTTACCGTAAATGGCAACATATATGTTTTTGGAGATTTCTACAACCATGGAACTATTAATGTTAGCGGAACTCTGTTTTGCTTAAATTATTACTACGGAGGAATACTTTTAAACTCTGCAACAAAAACAGAGAATGGTGTTACAACAGGATTTTCTTACGGAAATTTCTGGAATAACGGAAAAATTAATGGAAATTTAAAAGTTGATGCGCAAATAAATAATATTGAACCACCAGCGGTTCACGTTCATACACCTGGCGCAGAGCCTACTTGCACACAAGACCAAGTTTGTACGACTTGCGGAGCTGTCCTAAAGAAAGCAACAGGGCACACCCCAGGAGCATATGCGACATGTACAACGCCACAGAAATGTACTAAGTGTGGAATTATACTAAGAAACGCCAAAGGACATGTACCTAGCGCAGAAGCCACTTGCACAAAAGAACAGACCTGTACGGTTTGTGGTGCAGTATTGTCAAGCAAGACACCACATACACCAGGCCCAAAGGCAACATGTGTTGATGACCAAATTTGCGTAGAATGTGGTGCAGTGATTAAAAATGCATTAGGTCACAGCCCTGGTAAACTTGCAACATGTACTGAATCACAATATTGTACAAGGTGCGGAAAAGTTCTTGCAGAACCAACAGGTCATAATTGGTCTGAATGGAAAGAAGAGAAAGCAGCCACATATTATAGTTCATCTGAAATTGTTAGAAGATGTTCTAAATGTGGAGAAAAGGAAATAAGGTATGGTGACGCTGTTCGCCCGACCGGAAAAGCAAATTACAAAAATGTAATTCTACAAAAAGGTAAATCAACTACAGCTGTTAAAATTACTGGCATGGTGAACGGTGATTATTTAAAATCCGTTGTGCCAAAGAATAAAAAACTTGCAAAAGTTACTGCTGTAAATAGGGACGGAAGTTTTAAAATAAAAGCATTAAAGAAAACTGGAAAAACTGTCATTACGGCAACTTTAGAAAGCGGCGTTACTGTGGATATTAACTTAACTGTACAGAGTAAGGCTGTCAAAACAAAGAAACTGTCTGTGAATAAAACAACAGTCAATCTTACAAAGGGTGGAACGTTTACCATTAAGGTAAACAAGACACCATTTAATTCAAAAGACACTGTCAAGTTTTCTTCCTCTAACAAAAAAGTGGCAACAGTAAGTAGTAAAGGAAAAATTGTTGCTAAGAAGAATGGGACAGCATACATTACTGTAAAGTCTGGAAAGGTCAGTAAAAAAGTTAAAGTGGTGGTTAAGAACAAAAAGGCTACCACAAATCCAACGTCTACGGTATATGAGACTGATCGTTGCAAGGTGAAATATGTTTCTAGCAAAATCGAAGATTATTACGGAACGTATTACCTGAACGCTAAGTTTGAAATAACAAATAAAGCAACAGTATATCTTGTCCCAAGAGAAGAGGCTGAATGTCAAGTGTTTCAGAACGGAAACAAAATCTTTATAGAAAACGAAGCCAGTATTTTAGATGGAGAACCATCAAGCCAAGTGCCAGAAAAAAGCACGAAATATATCACATATTCTGTTCGGCTGGATGACACTAAAAATCCAGTAACAATTAAATTCAGTAAGAGTTTTCAATGGGGAGCGCCAACAACTACATTTACAATTCCGGTAAAGGGAATGAAAATTGTAGAGGGCGAAGATTGATAAAACGATTAGATCAATATTCATATATAATGATACCGAAGTATACTGAAATATACTTTTACCGTATGTTATAATATAAAATCATAATAAGCAATTTTTAAAGCGTTTACATTTTCGGGGTAGACGCTTTTTTCGTGCGTAAAAATACATGAGGGTTAGCATATGGCAGAAGTATTTCTTAAAGTGGATGGGGTAGCAATGCCCTGTCCTTCTTCTTTTACATGGGGATTACAGGATATATCGGCGTCAGAATCCGGCAGAACAGACGATACAACCATGCATAAAAACAGAGTTGGACAGAAGCGAAAGCTGTCTGTAGGTTGGAATGGCCCAGACTGGGACACTGCTTGCAAAATTATACAGGCAGTAAATCCAGAGTACATACAGGTCACATATCCAGACTTGCTATCTGCAAACAAGCACGAAACCAGAACATTTTATGTTGGTGACAGGGAATCCCCTTTTAAGTGTTGGTGGATAGGCAATGAGCGCATGGAAGGACTTAGTTTTGATTTTATCGAGAGGTAAGATATGCGAAATTTATCAACGGAATTTAAAGAACAACAGAATAGTGGGAACCGCAACTATCTGAAATATGCAGATTTTACCTTCACGGATGGAAGCACATTATCCATTACCGACAAGGATTTATGGTCTAATGGTTTTAAATTTGAGGATGCAGTATCGCAAAGCGGCTCTTTTGATATCGGCGCAGCTATCGTAAATAAACTGACATTGCAGATCAACAACTTTTCTGGCAAGTACACAGATTACATCTGGGATGGAGCGAGAGTTGTTTGCCATATCGGGCTTGAATTATCCACTGGTATTGAGAAAATTCGCATCTGTACCATGACAGTAACAGATGCACCATATCAGAATACAGCTATAATCAGTTTGGCTTGCGAAGATTCCATGCGATTATTTGATCGTGATTATTCAGAAAGTAAGCTGTCCTATCCGGCAACTAGATTACAGATCATCCAGGATGCTTGCGAGGTCTGCGGTGTAACACTGCAATCAACCAGATTTGATAACGATGATTTCATAATCCAGAATCGACCAGATGATAGCAGTATTACCTTCAGACAGGTAATTGCATGGGTGGCACAAATGGGTTGCCAGTGGGCGAAAACAGATGCATACGGAAGATTGTGTATCGGATGGTATGAAAAAGAATCTAATATTCCAGCTAATATTACCTCCAAAGATACAAGTGGATTTACCCCTTGGTTATACGATCTTGAAATAACAGGAGTAAAAGTAACGGAGTATTCAAGCAATTCATCTGAAAGTAACGCTAAAACATATCAATCAGGGGATGAGGGGTACATCATAGATATTAGCGAAAATAAGCTAATACAACCGGGGACTGGACAAACGATTTGCTCAATAATTGCTGAAAGATGTGTTGGATTAAAATTTCGTCCTTTTACAACCAGCGCGCTAACCGATATTGCTTTGGAAGCAGGGGATGCTATTACAATCACTGATAGGAATGGGGAAGAACATAAGAGTTATTTAACTTCTCTTACATTGAACCCGGGAACTTTTGAACAATTAGAATGCAGTGCGAAGAGTGTTTCAAGAAACAAACAGAAGCAATATACCCTTAATCAACAGGCACAATCTGAATATAGAAAAAGCTTAAGAGATGAGCGTACTTCTAGGGAAAAAGCGCTGGAAGAATTATCACAACGCCTTGCGGAATCTTCTGGAACATACACGACAGTGGAAACACAGCCGGACGGAAGCAATATCTATTATCTTCACAACAAACCACAGCTATCCGATTCTGACATTGTATGGAAAATGACCGCAGAAGCATGGGCGGTATCTACAGATGGTGGACAACATTGGAATGGCGGTATGACGGTCGATGGTGATGTAATTGCCAGAATCCTTACCGCTACAGGTGTTAATGCTGACTGGATTAAGGCGGGAGCCTTGGTGGTTCGTGATAATAGCGGAAATATTATATTTTCTGCCGATATAACTAAACATCAATTAATAATGGATGGATCCTCAATTAGGATTGGTGCATCTCCTTTGGATGGACTGTTAAACAGTATGCAGGGGCAGATCGATGGGAATATAAATACCTGGACAGGAACATCAGTACCTACATTGAGCAATTATCCGGCCAATGAATGGCTGGACGATACCGAAATGAGCAAGCATGTCGGTGACATTTACTACGATGGCGATAGCCACGCATACCGCTTTGTAAATGAAGGCAATGGATATTATTGGAAACAGCTGAAAGATACGGACGTTACAAAGGCACTGAAAGATTCTGAGGACGCATTGTCGGCAGCGAAACAGGCACAGGAAGCGGCAGCTCTCGCCAAAAACATGACATTGCAACTGAGCAATGAATACCAGGGCGTTTCTGTTGATTCTGATGGAAATTACGGCACATTTCCAAGCGATGTGATTACACATGCTGTAGTAATGTACGGGACACAAGATATTACAGATGATTGTAATTTTATAATCACAAAATCAGATAGTATAACAGGAATCTGGAACAATTCAGCAAAGACATATACGGTAACGGGGCTGTCAGCCGATGATGGTTGGGTAGATGTTAGGGCAACTTATCTTAGTGCTTTGACGGTGACCAAAAGATTTTCCATTTCAAAAATTTATGCGGGAAACGATGGAAAGAACGGTCTTCCGGGAGAACCTGGACGAGATGGAAAAACAAGTTACACCCATATTGCTTATGCCAATAGCGCAGATGGTAAAACCGATTTTTCGGTGTCTGATAGTAACCGGGAATATATCGGTATATATGTTGATTTTGAACTACAAGATAGCACTAACCCGGATGATTATGCATGGACGCTTGTAAAAGGTGCAGATGGGGCAAATGGATCTCCAGGAAAACCTGGAACAGACGGAAGAACACCATATTTCCATGTAGCTTACGCAAACAGCGCGGATGGTAAGATGGGCTTTGATGTATCTGATAGCACTGGAAAAGAATACATCGGGCAGTATACAGATTATACGGAAGCCGATAGCACTAACCCCGGTGCCTATTCATGGACAAAGATTAAGGGAGAACAAGGAGTTCCGGGTAGAACATATTTTCTTGAAAGCCCATCATATGTTATTAAGCAACGCGCGAATGGCAGTGTAGCCCCGAGCTATATTACTTTGAGTGCTTGGTATCGCGATGGAAACGCGGAAACACGAACAGCATATAAAGGTCGTTTTAAAATCGAAGAATCCGTAGATGGGGAAAATTGGAAAACGGTATATTCTTCTGCGAAAGACGAAACAAGCGTTTCACATAATTTATATACGGTATTATCAACTAAAGCGGGAGGAATTATAACAACGGCTTCTGGAAGGTCAATTGGAATTCCAAGAGATGTAAGTGCCATAAAATGTACCTTATACGCGGCGGGTGGATTTTCACAACCATTAGATTCCCAAAGTATGGCGGTTGTAATTGATGTAGATGCACTTACACATGAAGAAATATTTAACCTCTTAACCAATGATGGCGCAATTAAAGGAATTTATAAAGAGGGAAATCAGCTATATATTTCGTTCACTTACGCCAAGGGTGGCACATTAAAGCTTGGCGGTAAAAATAATGGGTATGGGATATTAGAGGTACTGAACCGCCGTGAAACTGGATGGGCTAGTAAGCTTGATCCTGACGGATTAACCATATTTAAAGATTATGTAAATGAAAATAACTATAAATGCCTTATTTTTGATTCAAGCGGAATTAAGTACGGAGTAACCGATTCAGCAGGATTACTGAATCTAGAAATGCCTCTTTTGGTTAACGATAATGGCACAATGGCCATTTTAACAAGTGATATTTATGGTTATTCTGATGATGGAAAAACAGCTTTTCAGTTTTTTAGTGGCAAAACAGTAAACTCAGGTTACATGATAGTAAATGTTAAATCAGACTTTTATGATTCTGCTAATTTTCATAAGTCCGTTACGATGAGTGGTCTGCCGTGGAACTCTAGTGCAAGTGCAGCTGTTGTTTTTGCATCTGATATGAAAACTCTTAATGCGGCTGCTGCATCTTCGATTCGTTACAAATCAATAGGAAACGGAAAAAACATAAAAGAAGATGAACTGGAAGACCTCTACAGAATCAAGGTAATCTGGGCGAAGTACAAAGACGGATATTTATCCGAACAAGATGAACGCTATGGCAAAGAAATGCCGATGTTCATAGCTGAGGACATTGACCGCAGATTTCCATTAGCCGTTGACCATAATGAAAAAGGCAAAGCTGAAAACTGGAATTACCGTATTATAATCCCCTGCATGTTTGCCATGCTGAAAAATGACCATGAGAAAATCCTGGCTCTCCAAGCGGACAACCAGGAACTGCATTCAAAACTGGATGCTTTGTCAACAGAAGTACAGGAATTAAAAGAACTTATCAACAATATTTCACGAAAGGAATGAGAATATGAGTGTAAAAACAGTACAAGCTACAGTAAATGGACAGACCGTAAGTCTAACCTATGACAGTTCTACTGGACGATATAAGGGAACAATTACAGCCCCTAGTAAATCCAGCTATAATCAATCAGGACATTATTATGGGGTAACAATCAGAGCTACTGATGATGCTGGAAACGCAGAAACAGCAGATGCTAGTCATTCAACGTTAGGAAGTTCATTACAGCTAAAGGTAAGAGAAAAAGTTGCGCCAATATCAACAATAACCTATCCGACAGCCGGCGCGTTGATTACAAATAACAAACCAAGCATTGTCTGGACAATAACTGATGATGATTCTGGAGTGGATCCATCAACCATTGGTATTGTAATTGATTCTGGAAGCAAGATCACAGGAGACAGCATTTCCAAGACATCTATTTCTGGTGGGTACAGATGCACCTATACTCCTGGCACGGCTTTATCAGATGGAAGCCATACAATTACAGTAAGCGCTTCAGACTATGATGGAAATGCGGCATCACAGAAGAGCGTTTCATTCAAAATTGATACCGTACCGCCGACACTTTCCGTTACATCACCGACAGATGGTCTTGTTACCAACCAGGCTTCCTGTACTGTTCGTGGTACAACAAACGATGCAACATCCAGCCCAGTATCTGTTACTGTCAAATTGAATAGTGGTAGCGCAGAGGCGGCAACCGTTGCTTCTGATGGCTCCTGGTCTAAGGTAATTACTCTTACTGAGGGTACCAATACCATCACCGTAGTGGCTACTGATAGTGCCGGAAAGAGTACCACTGTAACCAGAACTGTGAAACTGGACACTAAGGCTCCTGTCATCAAGTCCGTAACATTAACACCGAACCCGGTTGATACTGAAAAAACCGTTGTAATCTCTGTAGAGGTTACCGACTGATAAAGGTGGTGGAAACATGGTAGTAGCATTAAGGGGTACTATCAATGGAAACATTATCTCATTCGCAAGGGCACAAGGGGATAGATGGGAAGCCATCATCCCCAAAAGCCTTAACGGCGCTTATGTAGTTGACATGTCCGCTGTTGATGAAGCTGGAAATACCGCATATATAGCAAGATACATTATTACCATAGATATATCTTCTATGTGTGTTCACATTGAGCCGTGTCCGTATTATGAAGAGTTATTAGAGCCACAGTATCGGGCGGTTTTAGAAAAATCCGAGTATTATGCAGAGTTAATAGGAGGTTGCAACTGTGAATGTGGATTTTGAATTCGGAGAAAAGAAACATATAAAACTAAGAATATGCTCCTGCAAAGGTACCGATTTTCTAATCGAAAGAGCTTCCTATGAGTTGCTTTACAAAGGAACACAAGAAGTTGAAGATAGTGGCATTGCGGTAATACAAGGACATATTCTTGATGTGGTTATACAGCCGCAGAAAAAAGGTAGATATAAACTTAGAGTGATGTATGAAATCCTGGACGAGAAGTTGATTGCAGAAGTAGAAGTGATGGTGAAGTGATATGGCGAATATTTTAATCAGCGATGTAAAAATGACACCGAACCCGGTCACCGCCAGAGCAAGCTTCGTCCTGTCCGTGAAGATCATCGACAAAGTATACGCACTGGCCACAAAGGACGGCAAGTGCCTGATGACAAAGAATAATAAAGTAATTGAAAAAATTCCAAGAAAGGATTGATGAAAAATGTCTGAATCTATACCAAGTACACTAATATCAGCTCTCCCAGCAGCTACCAAAGTATCTGATACGGATATCGTGGTATTGGAGAATGGCTCTACAACCCAGAAGATCACTATAGCGCAGCTGAAAGAGGCGCTAGGGATTAATGCACTAAACAGTAATTTATCTTATCTTGGCTCAAGTGCAAAATTTTATGTTAATAAAGAATTTTATTCTCCAGCAAATAGTTATAATGGGTTATCAACAGGAAGTATTTCTTGGAATAACATAAATGGAATGAAGTTTGTAGAGTCACCAGATTATAAACATTATTTTACTTTTCCAAATGGCACTTATTTAGTGAATATTAATCTGTTTTCAGATACAGTTCTTGATTCAACAATGGGAGTTGCGTTAAAAATAGAAGTTGATGATGCAGAATTTAGCAATCCATGGTTTAGAATGGTTCATGCATGGCAAAGTATTACTTACAGCTGCGTTATTACTGGTAATAAATTTAAAATGACAATTTTTCAAGATAGAATAATTCAAATACATCCCTCTGCACAACATTCATTTATTGAATTTGTTAGGTTAAGGTGATAATACAGTAATATTATAGTACATACATATACAGCAACGTTTGTTGGTAATTCAACATCTACAACATTTAGAATATCTAATGAAATAGAAATTATTTCAGTTCAAAATTATTTCGGTGAAATGTGTGTCTGTAATATTATACGATATTATGCATTCTGGGACAGCGGAAATCAATGGATCCGAATATATCTTGACCAAGCATATACAGGTGATCTTGGCGTAAAGGTTGTAGGTGTAAAAAAATATTCAAGCCAGCCAATATAAAACAAGAATGTCGCTTGGAAGGTTCTCAACTAATCGTTCCGCTAATTGATACTAAATATGTTATTCCATTTTCTATTGAAGAATTGGAATCAACATTTAAAATAATTCTCCAATGATTGAGTAATTCGTCAAGACTAGACACTGTAGCGTTGTACCATGAGTTAATGTTAAACACTTTTGCCGATGTTATATTAAGTTTATGTGCTTTATAGTGTTTTGGAATAATAATTACAAATCCCATTCCATATACCATGAATCCTGGAACCCATTGGTCTTTAAAAGTGCCCTGACCAGTTGATATTAAATTACTGTTTGATTTTATTTGACTGTTTTCCAATTACTGTATAGGTTTCCATTGTGTGAATTAAAATATCTAATATTATTATCAATATCCCATACCTCAATTGTGACATAACCTGCATATGGTCTAAAAATAGTTATAACTTGCTTATTACTATTGGATGGATTTGATAAGTTTGGATAATCTTCTTTCCATGCGGCAAATTTTACACCTGCATTATTAGGCAATGTAGAAAGTAACTGATCCCATGTAACAGACGGTTTTAATCCGAGTTGCGATAGTGAACTATAAATTTTTAAATTCGTGTTTTGCGACCTTCTTTCCCCTAAATGCTACAATAGAGCCAAAGGAGGAAAGAAGGTTATGGATATACGAAATACGATAATCAACAATGTATTGCTGGCGGTGCAATCCCTATTAGATGACCAACAGCTCCAGGCAGTACAGGATGCACTCTGCATTCAGCTGAACAGCTACGAAGTCCAGGAGAGAAGTACGGAGCTGACGGTAGTGGACAACACTCCAGACACTATGCTGGCGAAATACATAGCTACCAAGAGAGTAGAAGGAAAGGCAGAATCCACAATTCGGCGTTACTACGATGCGTGTTACATGATGATACACACTCTATGTAAGCCACTGCATGAGATTACTACCTACGATCTCAGATACTACCTGGCCGCATACAAGGAGCGCCGGAAGGTAAGCAATCGTACCTTGGACGGAATCCGCCGATGTTTCAGTAGTTTCTTTTCCTGGCTCTCTGCCGAGGGTATGATCGGAAGAAACCCATGTGCAGCACTGTCCCAGATTAAGTACACGAAGGTAGTGAAAAAGCCCTATACCGCACCAGAAATGGAGCGACTAAAACAGGCCTGTACAACACTTCGGGATTTGGCACTGATAGAATTCCTTTATGCTTCTGGTTGCAGGGTATCAGAAGTGGTAAGGCTCAACAGAAACGATATAAATTTTCAGACACAGGATGCAGTAGTCCTGGGAAAAGGAAATAAAGAGAGGATGATTTACCTTACACCAGTAGCATTAATGCATCTGCAGGATTATCTGAATACACGGACAGACACGGATCCATGCCTGTTTGCTAGTGTAAGGACACCCTATAAGAGATTGTCGAAAGCAGGGATTGAAAGAACACTAAAGAAGCTTGGTGAGAGTGCTAATGTTACTAATGTACATCCTCATAGATACAGGAGGACTTTGGCCACCAACCTTCTTGATCGGGGAGCAAATATACAAGATGTGGCAGCAGTCCTGAGACATGCTGATTTGAAGACTACCCAAGTATATTGTTACATCAGTCAGAGCAATGTGAGAGCGTCATACAATAAATATTCAGCATAAAGACATAGAGAAAACCACTCCGGGGAGAGCTCCGGAGTTAAAACTATGCCCGCTGATAGAATCATTAGGAGAAAGTTTTTTGTGTTAGAAATCAGCAAAACACGAAGATTCCATGCAAAATAGTCATAAAATATTTTGATAAAGTTTATGTTAACAACGGCTATCTTGAAACACAACCTTCGGATTTTGGCCTAAATTCATTAAGTTATATACTGATTGGGCATAAAACGGTACCCCAAAGTTGTATCATTACTGGCTATTATTGTGATGGAAAAAAATCTTATACTTCCGTTTATAATTCAGACGGAACTCCATATAGCGGATTTATAAGTGTTACTGCTGTTGCTTTTGGAAATTAGCTCTGGAAGTTAAGCATTCAAACCAATTTTAACCCAAAGCATTATAAAACTGTATACTGTTCCAGATGTCAATGCTTTTGAAACTCGAATAGTGTATAAGCTACTTGCATTATCACATGATATTCCGGTTGTATACACATAAGCATCTGACATAGATATTAATGCAGCTAAGCACATACCACTTTTTTTATTAATATAAAAATAGTTATTACCATTGCCAGTTACATCAGCTCTTGTACAAATGATTCCAGCCATATTCGTGTTTATTCGACTAATTATTTTCATTTGAGCGCCTGAAATTCAGATGTTGAAATGAAGTTAATTAATAATGCACATATATGAAAGGAGAACATACATGAATATTAACACCTCATTAATCAGCAACAACAACAGTTACGCAGGACAAACACCTCGGTATATTGTCATCCATAATACAGATAATATAGCCAAAACAGCAGACGCCAAAGCACACGCCACCGCACAGCATAATGGCAATTTTCATGGCTATTCAGCCCATGTATTCGTTGACGATAAGTCAGCATACCAAGCCTTGCCGTATAATCGTGGAGCTTGGCACGTTGGAGTAGATTACGGCGGTAAACTTTTTGGAACTGTAAATAATCATAATTCCATCGGAATTGAAATGTGTATGAATGCCGGATATAACTACGAAAAAGCATACCAGAATACCGTTGATGTATGCAAGCAATTGATGAAAAAGTACAATATCCCGGCATTCCGAGTAGTGCAGCATTACGATGTGTGCGCTAAGAATTGTCCATCCGTTATCCGTAAAAATGGTGACTGGGATAGATTCAAGAAGCTCATTTCCAGTGAAACCGTGACAGCGCCAACCACAAAGCCGACAGTAAAGGTTGACAAGTATTACCGTGTTCGCAAGACCTGGAAGGATTCCAAGAGCCAGATCGGGGCGTACAAGTCACTGAAAAATGCGAAAAAGGCTTGCAAAGCCGGTTACTCTGTTTTTGACTGGAATGGAAAAGCTGTGTATTCCGTGACAACAAAGAAAAGTGTAGCCCGGATTGCAAAAGAGGTAATCAACGGCGAATGGGGAAATGGACAGGACAGAAAGGACCGCCTGGAATCCGCTGGCTACAATTACGCAGAAGTGCAGAATGCAGTAAACAAACTTTTTAAATAATAAAAACACTCCCGGGGCTTTCCCGGGAGCTACTTAAATGCAATATAGCCTTCATAAAGTTTTCTGATCGCCGAAAGGTCTTTTCTCCTAATCGGAACCACATCTCCAGATACCATTCTGAAATCAGCACGAAGTTCCCAGACTTCATCCATGTTGACAATGTAACTTTGGTGGCAGCGTAAAAACCGTCTGTCCAGTTGCTTTTCAACGTCCGAAAGTTTCCCTCTCTGCATATGAGTGATACCACAGGTACAATGGATAGTGATGTATTTATTGCGACTTTCAATATATTCAATATGGCAGAAATCAACCCTGTGGAAATAATCCTTGTTCTTTACAGTCAGCGTTTTATCATGGATATTTTCCAGTTCCCTGTTGACTACGCCATACATTCTTCCATCTTCCGAGCCTTTTATGATATAGTGAACAGGAAGGATATCCAGAGCATCAAACACATATTCCTTGTGGGCTGTCCAAAAGGTGATATTCCCTACATATCCATTCTTTCTAAGATGCCGGGCAACATCAATCCCATTTTCATCTTTCAACATAATATCCAACACAATTATGTCGTACCATACGCCGTCATTTACATCATCAATAAGAGGTTTCCCGGTGGTATATGCCGTAATCGTGCATCCACTGTCCCCATTTCTACGAAGAAAACCGTCCATTCTGGTTTTAAAAATCTCAATTTGTAATTCGTTGTCATCACATATTGCAATCCTCAAAAAAATCATCCCTTTTTGTGCGAAATTCGTCGCTGTATGTGCTAATTTCGCCATTTCCTGTGTAATTGTATATTTTTTGATACAATGTTATTGTAATACATTAAGATGATAGTGTAAAGGGGGTGGATTCATGGAGAAACATAAAAAAATCATAATTGTGTTTATACTGATATTCGTGCATGTGCTCTTGATTCAATATGTTTACTTCTGCCCGGAGCGTAGTATTATCTTTGGGAGGGGTAAAACTATCGCAATTGCAAAAGCAGAGGTAAAACAGGTTGTCCATGAGCGATATAAATCCCTCACTGACAAGCATCCAGCCCCTTTATTTCTATCTATTATTATTACGATTTGGAAAAGCGAAAATCATAATATTTACACAAAAAAACTTATAATTTATAGAAAAATCAGAAGAAACCAGCTTGCCAGGAAAGATTTAAGCGGAAACAATTCTATCCCATTATATGGTTAGAAAACATGATATAATTTAATGAATAAGAACAGATGTTCTCGCTAAAACGAAACTGGATTTTTTTCTGGAAGTGTGGTATAATAATATTAACCGCCATCCAGTATCGATTGACACGTTCTTGAAAAAAGGACCTAAATGTCTGTCTCATACTGGATGCTTTTGGATTAGAGAGCGTAAAACGAATGTTAGGAACGTTTCTAACTCAACTCTCCGTACCACTATTGAAGTGCTTTATAGCGGAAAGCTATATTGCCACAATAACTGCCATAAGAGGGAGGATTTATACATATTGGGGCAGAGAGCAGATGTTTAGGGCTTTGTATTAGTGGAGGAATTTTAATGGATTTATTAAAAAAAGAGTTAATTGAGATGATTCAAAAATGTGATGATATGCATTGGCTAAAAGCAATATATGCATATGTAAAAAGATTAATAGGATAAAAAGAAAGACAAGGGTTTGCGCATGACCCTTGTCTTTTTCTCATTTTTTGTAAATCATATCAAGTAATTTTTCTAAGTTATCCCATCCTTCTTCATCAAGCTTTGATAAAGCGGATATAAGACGGTGCTTGAAGGAATCTTCACCAGCTTTTTGTATGTCTGCTAACATTTCCGATATTTCTTCATCTTTTGTCTTGGGTATAAACATAGCTCCTATTCCAGAACGAAGCCACTCTGAATTAACGCCTTTTGTCTCTAACATTATTATATGCTGATCTGTTACATTTCTTCTTCCAGATTCAATATCAGAGACACCAGATTTTGAAATACCAATAAGTTTTCCAAATTCCTCTTGACTTAGTTTCATTGCTTTGCGCAATTCTTTCATCCTATTATTCATAGGCTACTTCCTCCTTTCAATTATTACTATATCACGTATATGCGGAAATGTAAAGAAAAAAAGTTCGCATAAAGAACATAAATATGTTGACAAGGTTCTGATTGCGTGATATAGTAGACGCATACAGAACATATTGGAGGTGAAAAATACGAATACAGAACTAATTGAGACAGATATGAGAACACCGATTGAGATCGCTCTCGGAGTAGATTCTGAGGGGATGACTACTGCTAGAAAGCTGTATACATTTTTAGAATTGGATTCTAGTAATTATTCAAGATGGTGTAAGAGCAACATTACAGGAAATGAATTTGCAGAGGAAAATGTTGATTATTGGGCATTCGTCATTAATGACGAATGGGGAGGACAGGCTACTAAAGATTACAGGCTTACTGCTCATTTTGCAAAGAAATTATCAGTGAAAGGAAATAGCGAAAAAGCAGAAGAGGCTAGAGAATATTTTACTAGACTTGAAGAAAAAGCAAAACAGAAAGTAATTGATTACTCTCAACTTTCGCCAGAACTTCAAATGTTCCAGAAAATATTTAATTCGGTGGCTGAGCAGCAGCTAGAGCAGAAACGACAGGCAAAAGAACTTTCAGAAGTAAAACAAACAGTTTCTACAATGAAAGAAATATTCACAGAGCCTATTGGAGATTGGAAAAACGAAATTAATTCAAGAATACGTGAAATTTCAATTAAGAGCGGTATTGATTATCAAACTCTTTACGGAGAAATGTACGGAGAACTTGAAATGACAGCACATTGTAGTCTGAAACGCTTACAAGAAAATAAAAAGGTCCGGATGGAAAAAGCTGGAAATACTAAAACAGCTATCAAAGAGGGAACTACAAAAATTGCAATTATTTATGAAAAGCCACAACTTAAAGCAATTTTTGAAGGAATCGTAAAAAGATATGCAATGAGTTACTGCGCATAGAAAGGAGGTATAATATGTCAGAAAAGGAAAAGAGAATAGTAGAGAAGTTAAAAGAAGTAATTCCGAAAATGTCAGATTTTGACAAGGGATATATTCTCGGAAAAGTCGAAGGAATGACAAGTGAGAAAGAAGCAGAAGAAGAGTGTTCTGAACAGGAGGATGCAAGTTGAAACCAGATAACGAAACAATAATCCGTTTTAAAAACGGTCGCATATTGCATCTACCATACGAAGCGTACGATAAAATAGCTTTTTACGGCGAAGGAGTTACAGAAATTCGATGGAATACTGGAAATTCTCAGACTGAAATTCAGTTAAAACAGGAAGATGTACTCTACATCGCTAGGACAACGCAGAACACACTTGACAGCAAAAATTATACCACAGGGGAGAGAATAAAAGAAAATAGGGAGGAAAAACAATGATTAAATTTGAAAACGGATTAGTTAACATTTCTGGTAAAGGTATTGTTATTCTTTCAGAGTATGCAGTTATTACCCATGAAATTAAAGAGATGTTTGTAAAAGATGGTGGAAAAGAGGAAGAAGTAAAAGAACAGCTCAGACATTCGTTCGATCATGGCCTTATGAACGAGGAAGAACTTGACAAAGAAATCAAGGAAAAGTTCAAACAGGCAGATGCAATTATTCCGATTATTTCGCTTCTGGAAGAAATGCTTAAAACATTCGGTACAAAAGACAAGGAGAATTAATCATGGGAGAAACTAAGAGCACAGATTACATTCCAGAGAACGCCAATGAAGAATATGCACTTCTGGTTGGAAGATTAAAGGCATTTGAAGCTTGGGCGAATAGCGTGAAAGATTATGATTTCACAAAGGACATGGCATTCAAAATGCTTGGGCTTGGTTTAGAGGAATCAAAGGAGGAAAAGAAAGAATGAAATGCTTTAAAGGCTTTGATAAAGACTTAAAGTGCAGAGATTTCCAGTATGAAATTGGAAAAGAATACACAGAAGAAAAAGCAGACATTTGTAATTATGGATTCCATGCTTGCGAATTTCCGATGGATGTATTCGGTTATTATCATCCTTCAGATTCCAGATATTGTGAAGTTGATCTTGAAGAGAATGACCAGAAATCATCTGATGATAGCAAGAGAGTTGGAAAGAAAATTTCCGTGAAAGCAGAAATTGGAATTGCTGGAATTATAAAAGCTGGCGTTGAATATATAAAAGAGCAAGTTGATTGGGAAGATGATAAGGTAACCAATACCGGAAATTATTCAGCGGCAACCAATACCGGAGATCGTTCAGCGGCAACCAATACCGGATATCAGTCAGCGGCAACCAATACCGGATATCAGTCAGCGGCAACCAATACCGGAAATCGTTCAGCGGCAACCAATACCGGAAATCGTTCAGCGGCAACCAATACCGGAGATTATTCAGCGGCAACCAATACCGGAAATCGTTCAGCGGCAACCAATACCGGATATCGTTCAGCGGCAACCAATACCGGAGATCAGTCAGCGGCAACCAATACCGGAGATCAGTCAGCGGCAACCAATACCGGATATCAGTCAGCGGCAACCAATACCGGAGATTATTCAGCGGCAACCAATACCGGATATAAGTCAGCGGCAACCAATACCGGAAATAAGTCAGCGGCAATTGTCGAAGGAAAAGAAAGCATTGCGTTAGCTACAGGAATTAAATCAAAAGCTAAGGGAAAAATCGGATGTTTTATTGTTCTGACTGAGTGGAAAGAAATTAATAATGAATATCATATTGTAGATATTAAATCAGCAAAAGTAGATGGAGAAAACATTAAAGAAGATACTTTCTATATGTTGAAAGACGGAAAATTTGTAGAAGTAGATTAAGTTGCCCTGGAAGGTGCGGTCACACCAACCAGGACGGTATCTAACTAAGAATGAGTTAGTTAAATACAGGATTATTATAACACAACCTCCTGTATTTGACAAACAAAAATATAACAGGAGGACTTTTTATGCAAAAAAATGGCGAAAATCAGCCACTTTCCAGTGAAATCATTGCTGATCTGGAAGAAAAGCTGATGGCAAGAAATGTAATTATCGCTATTCTGGCAACTGCACTTGCAGTAACCACATCCAGAAGAAAGTGAGGACAAAATGAAAGAGGTGGTAAAGACAATAGGAGAAATATTTGTGGGGATAGGGATGTTTACAGTAATCTTCTCAATCACATGGATGTTTACATCATTTGATGCTATCGGGGTGTTCTTCGTATCAACAGTCTTATTCTTAATGGTGTTTCTTCCTATTATATTAGAAATGGAGGAAAAGTAAATGCAAAGATTAAATAAAGTAAAATTATCCGGAAGAGCCGGGGAAATAGTATTTAGCCACGAACATTACGGAAGATACTATTACAAATTCATGCTGACAGTCATTCGTAAAAGCGGTGCAGTGGATATGTTTCCCATCGTTATAGAAGATTCCATTGTACGTGACAATGATTATAACGGAAAAGAAGTTGTGGTAACAGGAGCAATCAGAAGCATGGACACTTCTAAAAATCCAAATAATCACCACAATGTTAATTATATCGCAGCTGACGAGGTGGAAATCCTGGAAGAACAGGTTCCAGAGGGCGATATAAACGAAGTAGAGTTTATTGCCAGAAGTTGCACGAAAGAACCATATGCAAAACTTACATCAGTAACGCACAGGAAAGCTTCAAATCTTTTCGTGGCAATTCCAAGGGATTATTCGGAAAGAGCGGATTTTATTCGCTGTACTTTATGGGGAAAAGGTGCTGATCTGGCGGTAGAAGTTAAAAGAAATGATTACATTAAAGTAACTGGCAGGTTAATGAGCCGTGATGTTTATGTTAATGGAGAAGAAACGGAAAGTGTATATGAGATTTCCGTAAAAGAAATGGAGAAATTGGAGGATGAAGAATAATAAGAATGAAGTTCAGATATTCGGCGCAATAATGGACATTCAGCCAGATGTATTTTTTAAGGATGGTAAAAAGTTCAAAAGAATTTACATTGGAGTAAAACGAACTAGTGGGGCGGTTGATTTGCTTCCGGTTATAGTTCGAGAAGGGCTGGCAGATGCTTTTCCGATAGGAGGACGCGTTTATATCGAAGGAAGATATATTTCTTCTAACAAACATGAAAATGGAAAAAGTCATTTAATTCTTGAAATCAAAGAAAGAATAATCTCTTATGGAAATGAACGAGCAAACGATGAAAATAAACTCATTCTGGAAGGGTATCTTTGCAAGCCACCTGTATACAGAAGAACACCAAGAGGAAAAGAAGTATGTGATTTGATGATCGCTTGCAATGAATATGACTTGCGAAGAACAGACTATATTCCATGTGTGGCATGGTGGACAGAAGCCAGAGAAGCTGCTAATTTCAAGGTCGGTGATTACATAAGCATAATCGGAAGAATCCAGAGCCGGATTTATCATAAAAAATTATCTGGTGATGAAGTAGAGCTTAGAACTGCATATGAGGTATCAATAGAAAGGATAATCGAGCATGAAAGTGGAAGTAAAAAAGATTTCGTTGGAGAATTACAAGAAGTTTCAGAGTAAGTCTGTAGATTTGTTTCCGAGAACAGAGATTTCTGGCAGAAACAGAGAAGGAAAATCCACATTACAGGACGCATATTTGGACGTTCTGACAGGAAAGATGGCAAATGGTACAGAACCTACTTCTATTCGCAGAAAAGAAAATGGCGTGGAAGTTGAAGAAGATATTGTAAGAGAAATTGAGACTGTAATAAATGGAAGGGAAATTACATTAAAGAAAGTAACTAAAAAAGGAAAGAGTTCTTCAAGCACAAGTTACTTTTTGAATGGTGGAGTTAAGTTATCAAAAGCAGATTTTAATGATTTTTTGAAAGAAGAAATTGCTTCACCAGAAACAATCGCCATGTGTAGCAACCCAAGTGTTTTTCTTAATATGTTAAGAAAGTCAACTTCCGATGCCAGAGAAACATTAACGAAAATATGTAAATTCGATATGGAAGAATTTATTAGCAGCAATCCAAGTTTTAAACTTGCAAAAGAAATTATTAAAGATAAAAGTATTAAAAATAAAAGTCCAGAAGAAGCCGTAAAAGCTCTTAGGTCTGACCTAAAAGAGAAGAAAGCTGAATCCAAAAAGACTTCTGATGATATATCCAAATTATCTAAAGAGGAAGATGGACACACATCCATTTCTTCCATGGAATCCAAAAAACAGGAGCTTAATGCGGAACTTTCCAAACTGGAAGAACAGGAACAGATTATTGAAGGTTCAGAAAAAGGCTATGACAGCCTTTCATATGAAATCCGTGGTTTGAAATCTTCCAGGGATGGTCTGGTTAGCAAGGCGAATGAATGGTTAAGAGCCAGACAAAAATTTATTTCTGATACAGTATCCGAACTTATGTTAAAAAAATCAGAAAAGGAATCAAGCATTCGTATTATTGGAATGGAACTGGGCAACCACATAAGGGAAGCACAACAGGCAAAAGCTGACTTGGATAGAGCCAGACAGGACTATCCGAGAATCAAAGAAATGGAGTGGGATGATTCTGAACTGAAAGCTATTGAAGCTGAAACATTCAATGATTCTGATACCATTTGCCCGACCTGTGGACAGGAACTGCCAGAAGAACAAGTTTCCAAACTGAAATCTTCCTTTGAAGAAAAGAAGAAGTTCAGAATTGAAAATGAATTAACCAAAAAGCAAAACTGGGAATCAGCAAAACAGAACCAGTTAAAAGGAACTTGTGATCTTGGAAATTCTGCTTCTGCAAAATTAAAGAAAACTAACGAGGAAATCAGCAAATTACAGTCAGAAATCGGCGTAGCACAGGATGAAGTTGCTGAACTCACTAAACAGATTGAGGAAGAACAGTCCAAGTTTGTGGAGCTTCCGGAATCTGTAGATATGACAAATGATGAAGAATATCTTGCAGTTACAGCTAGAATTGCAGAACTTGAAGAGAAACTGAAATCATTTGATGATGTTCCTGGAAAGAAACAGGAATTGAGAGTTCAGATCAGCAATGTTAAAGAACAAATTTCCGATATGAACGCAGATATCAAGATTGCACAGGCAGCAGTTGTAGGGAAAGAAAAGCAAGTAGCCGAACTGAACGAGAAACTGAGAAAACTTGGACAGGTACAAGCTGATATTGAAAAGAACATTGACACCGTTCTTAGCTTCTCAATTCAGAAAAATAAGGCATTGGCAGAGAAAATCAATCCACATTTTAAACATTTTCAGTTCAGTTTCCTTGATTACACGATTGAGGGAAATCCAGTGGAGACTTGCAAGATGATCTGCAATGGAATTGATTACAACAGCGGATTAAATCATTCCGACAAAATTCTTTGCGAGGTTGATTTACTGAATGGATTACAGGAAATGAATGGGCTGAATCTGCCGGTTTGGATTGACGATAGCGAATCCGTAAATGTCGAGCGACTTCCTTTATTGGACAGACAGATGATTGTGCTTAGAGTGACGGACGGAGATTTGACGGCGAAAGAGCTTTAAAAAAAGAAAGGAACAGCCAGTAACTTGTTTGGCGACAGACTGGCTGCTCCATATGAAATATAGAACAAACTATATTTATTATTAGAATAACAGAAATAATTGGCTTAATCAAGTCACAGGTGATTTTGCACCTGGAATGTGAGGAAAATATTTCACTCACAAGAACCTATGTAAACTGAATATTGGAAATTGAGGTTTGAGATATCTGCAAACCTACATAGGTACAAAAGGGTACGATTGAGAGCATAACAAGCGCAACAGTTTGAGATATCTGCAAACCTACATAGGTACAAAATTATGCCACCGAGAATAACGCTTGTGTTCAGCTTTATATGCCTAAAAGTTCACATAAGTACAAATCAAAATTGCACAATTATAAAAAACGCAAAAACGGGGTAAAAAACAAATGGACAATACTATAACAACAACAAGAAAATACGCTCTGATTCCAGAATTTAGTGACCGTAAAGAATGGAAGAAAAGAGTTTACGATTTTACGATAAATGATTTAGAACAAAAAATTGATTATAGAAATAAGAAGAAACAAGATACTTCTGAATTAGAAAGCCAACTTGAATGCATCAAAAATGGCGGTGATTTCACAAGGAGCATGGTAAACAACTATACATATAGTCTTGTGAGGACGGCTATGGGAGAAGAAGCTCGCAGAAAAAATTATATATTATCATGGATATTTTCTGAAATGAGAGCTAATAGAGTAGATCAAATGGAATCACTGAAGGACAAGTTCAAATTTGTTTCAGACACAATTAACTACGCATATCGTAAATCTGGAAGTAATAAAGGAAGCTTGTTTGACGAAACAGAGATTCATTGTATATTGAAATCTTATGGAATTGCTTTTTCACAGGAACTTACGAAAGAAATTAAAAAACTTGTGACGAATGGAGTTCTAGAGGGAAAAGTAGTTATACCTACATACAAATTAGACTCACCATTTACGATTGCAAAATCACATTTTAGTTTTGAACACGACTATGATTCATTTGAGGAATTATGCGAACATATTAGTGATTCCGATTGCAAAATGTATATGAATTATGGTGGAGATAATAAAAAAGATGGCATAAATCCTGCTTCTATTGCGCGATTTAAAGTCAGCCTAGGACATGGAAAGAATAAGGATGAATTAAAAGCCACATTGTTAAAGGTGTATTCGGGCGAATACCAGTATTGTGGAAGTAGTATTCAGATTACAAAGAACAAAATAATTCTTAATCTTACCATGAAAATTCCTAAGATTGAAACTAAGCTTGACGAAAACACAGTAGTTGGAGTTGATCTGGGTATTGCTGTCCCTGCAATGTGCGCTTTAAATAACAACATGTATGAGAGATTAGCAATTGGAAGCGCAGATGAATTTTTGAGAGTAAGAACTAAGTATCAAGCTCAAAGAAGAAGACTGCAAAAATCGTTGAAAAATTCAAACGCTGGACATGGAAGAAAGAAGAAATTAAAAGCATTAGACAGGATGGATAAAGCAGAATCACATTTTGTTGAAACATATTGCCACATTGTAAGTAAACGAGTTGTTGAATTTGCTGTTAAAAACAGAGCAAAGTACATCAATATCGAAAATCTTAATGGATATGATACAAGCCAATTTATCCTTAGAAATTGGAGCTACTACAAATTACAGCAATATATCACATATAAAGCAGAACGATACGGAATTATAGTTAGAAAAATCAATCCTTGCTACACATCACAGGTTTGTAGCGTGTGTGGAAATTGGGAAGATGGGCAAAGAAAGACGCAGGCATCATTTGAGTGTGCGAACCCAAAATGTGAAAGCCACAAAAAATATAAGTACGGTTTCAATGCAGACTTCAATGCAGCCAGAAATATTGCAATGTCAACTCTGTTTATGGAAGACGGAGAAGTCACCGAAAAGAAGAAAGAAGAAGCCCGTGAATATTACGGGATTAAAAAAGAAAATAGCGAGGCGGTCTGATGATTGCCTTAATCATACAGAAATGTATGCGGCTGATTTCGCAGCCGAAAGGTGAGGATTATTGATATTTTTGAAATCCCAATTAGCTTAAAAAACTGTTTTAATTACAGCCGTTCACTATTGCGAGTAGTGGAAAATTTAACGTTTTAAAAATAATCACTCACCAAAACCTGTGCTACCTGTGAAATGGAATTTGGGGTTTAAGAGGTATATCAAATAACACAGGTACGAAACGCCGGGACTTATTTTATTTATTGTGCTTTAGTTTAAGAGGTATATCAAATAACATAAGTACGAAACTGATGCAATCACGCAACAGCGTGTTAGCAAATATAAAAAAGAAAAGGAGAATCATTATGGCAAGTAAAACACAGTTAGCAACAACAGGAGAACAGCAAGCTTCATTGGTAATCAACAATTCATTCATTGATGGGTTGACAAAACAGTTAGAGGAAAAAACCAAATATGGACTTTCTTTTCCGAAAGACTACAACCTCAGCAATGCACTGATGGGAGCGTATTTAACTCTGAAAGAGACAAAAGATAAAAATAATAAACCAATTCTGGAAGCTTGTAGCCAGATCAGCATTGCAAACAGCCTTATGAACATGGCAACACTTGGTCTTTCGGTGCAGAAAAAGCAGGGCTATTTTATTAGTTATGGCAGTCAATGCCAGTTCCAGAGGTCTTACTTCGGAAACATTACAATAGCCAGAAGATACGGAATGAAAGATATTCACGCCGAGATCATCTACCAAGGAGATAAGTTCAAATACCACATTGAAGATGGAAACAAGGTACTGGATTCCCACGAACAGGATTTTATGAATATTGATAATGATAAAATTCTTGGCGCATATGCAGTAGTTCAGATGGAAGATGGTTCAAAACACTTGGAAGTTATGAATATGAAGCAGATCAAACAATCTTGGTCACAGGGATATGGGTACAAAGAAAACGGAAATGGAACGCATCAGAAATTCACTGACCAGATGGCAAAGAAAACAGTTATCAATCGTGCATTAAAGCAGATCATCAACAGCCACGGTGATGTTTTTGTACAGGAAGCTGACGAGAATACAGAGGATATTCCAAAACAGGATGTTATTGAACAAGACGTTGCTTATGAAATTAGTGAGAACGCAAACACAGAAGAATTCATTCCACAGCCAGAAGCAATCGAAGAAAAGCCAAAGCAGCCAACCGTAGCCGAAACTGTAAAGACAGCAGAGAAAGAACCAGTTCCGGCAGCAGAGCCAGTGGAAACAGAAATTCCGTCATTTATGAGCCAGGAGGAAATGTAGGATGGAAACTTCCACAATTGTGCTTATTATTTTGCTTTCAATAGCACTTTTGGGATGGATAGTAACTTTTATTCGAGAAAATGGATACAATCGAACCAATTTAAATATTCTTTTAAATGTTATTATATTTGTGGTACTCATTATAATCCGACTTACAATGTAAAAGGAGAGCCAAAATGAAGCATAAATGTATTAAGACAGCAGTATTAATCACAGGGATTACAGCAATCACAATGTTTAGCGGTTGTTCTTCCTGTAGCAGATCATTAAAATCACTGTCTAGTGATATTGACGGTGGTCTGAACCGTACCGTAACTGTTTACGATTACAATGGCGGTAAAATCAAGTCCTGGTCTGGGAAGTTCGATGTTTCCGAATCTGAAAATGAAGTTTATTTTGACGATTCGGACGGAAAGCGAGTTATTATCCACGGCGGTATTGTTGTGAATGAAGAAAACTGATTTAAAGGAATATTTAGAAATAGAGGTGATAATAAATGTTCATGCGAGTAGTAAACACAGGAAGCACCCACGGAAACTGCTATGTTCTGAAATCGAACAGCGGAGAAATGCTTCTTCTGGACTGCGGATGCAGATACAAAGACATTCTGAAAGCTATTGATTACAGAACAAGTGATGTTTCTGGCGTGCTTCTTACCCATGAACACGGTTGAGTGATCACCGTGAATCATTTAAAAATCTGATGAATTTAGGTATTCAGATTTACACCAATGATGAAACTGTGGAACATCTGCAAATCATCACTGGCGAATTAATGAAAGGCGTTCCAGAAAAAAGACCATTTCGGGTTGGCTCGTTTACAGTAATACCGTTCTATTTGCCGCATACTACAAGGGATAAGGACACAGGGCAACTTATTTCATGTTTCAATTATGGGTATATCGTGGAACATGAAGAGATGGGAAAGCTGTTGTACATGACAGACTTTGAATTTTGCCGATACAATTTCAAGGCAATGCGACTGAATCACTTAGTTATTGAGTGCAACTATTGTAAAGAATTGGTTGACAAAACAGCTGAAAATTACACGCACAGGCTTAAAGGGCATTGTTCCTTAGATACTTGCAAAAGCTTGGTGAATACAAACCATACGGCAGCATTACGGACAGTAACATTGGTGCATTTGAGTAATGAAACAGCTGACCCGGAACAGATTTTGAAAGAGATAAAAGAAGCAGTGGTTTGGGATGATGCCCTGGTGCAGATTGCCAGACCTGGACTTGAAGTTAATTTGGACTTATGTCCGTTTTGAAAGGAGAAATAGATGGTATCAATTGAATTAAAAGATTGGAAAGAAGTAACAAAAGGAATTTATGTAAATCCAATTTCTGCAAATGCAGCTTATGAAATTCATATTAAATACTGGGACATGAAAACAGATATTCTTTCTGCAAATGCCGAACTTTATATAGTGAGAGATTGGCATGAAAAAGACGGAAGAAACATCAGAGAAAGAGAAATACTGCTTGATTATGCATCTGTTATGGCTTGTATCGGGAAAGCAATTGAAGATGATAAGGAAAACAATTCGACTGAATAATTGAAAGGAGAAAATTAATGCCAAAAAAATTTAGAAACTATGTAATTAAAGGACAGGAGCATGTAGACCGTAAAGCAGGAAAAACAATTCCTTCAACTAGTGCATGGCGCTCAGTAAGAGATATGCTTCCAGAAGCTCCAACTGATGATACCGCATGTTTGTATTATGTAAAGCTGAAAAACTCTGAAAGAATCATCATGCTTGCATATACTGGAAATGGCGAATGGACTGACACAGAAGGAAAAGAATACAAAGGTATAGAGACATGGCTTGAATATATGCCAAAAGAACATCCGATAGTCGAAAGAAAAACTTTCTTAAATGAAGATATTTTGAAAGCTATTGTTTCTGATTATATGGAAAAAACTGAAGGAGTTACGGTTAATACAAATAATGTATTTTTTAAAGTAGGAAGAAGATCTGTCGGCTATGGAATGAGTGAACATGAGGAATTGGTATTTATTGGATGTGATGTGATAGCTATGGAGGAAAAATAACACATGAAAATCTTCTTAAAAACACTTGACAAACTGAAAAAGTCAGAACCTTCTGAACAGGAATGCAAGTATGATAAAGGTTGGAATGATGCAATCAAGAAAGTTGAAGAACTGATCTGCTCATACAGTCCTGCGGATATGTGGTTTCCAACAGATTTAATTTTGCCGCCAGAACCAAACAAGGAAGAAAACCCGGGAGACTGGAAAGAATATGCAGTTACAATTAAGGGAGCTATTTCCCCAACAAGTCTTACATATTTAGGGGACGGTAAATGGGGAAGCGTAGAAGCATATGGTTTTGCGTATTACCCAGTCATTGCATGGCAGCCAATGCCACCAGCCTACAAACCAGGGAGGTAACACCATTGGAAATTACAATCGGAATTTGTGCAGAGGAAATCAAAGAAATCCTTGTTGAGCACATCAAGACAAAAGGAATTGACGTAACGGAAGATGATATTTCCTTTGTTATCGGGAAAGAAGAAATCGTAACAGGGAATACAAAGAAAATAAAACACGCACTTATCAGATGCGACATTCAGATTGAGAGGTGATAAATTGTGAATATTGTTATTCTTTCTGGAAGATTAACTGCTGACCCAGATATCAGAATGGGAACGAATGACACCAAAATTGCAAGATATATTTTGGCTGTAGAGAGAAGAGTAAAAAAGAACATGGAAAGAAAATCTGACTTTATCACTTGCGTATGTCTTGGAAAAAATGCAGAATTCGTAGAGAAATATCTTAAAAAAGGCACGAAAGTAAATGTGCGTGGAGAATGGCAGACTGGAAACTATACGAACAAAAATGGCGAAAAAGTTTACTCAAATGATTGTCTTGTTGCAGAACATGAATTTGCAGAAAGAAAGAGCCAGTCACCGCAAACACAGGAAACAGACACACGACCAGTACCACCGCCAGAACCTAGTTTCATGGATGTGCCGGATTTAGGCGGTATGGAAGATGAATTTCCGTTTAGTTAAGGAGATGAAATGAAAGACTTAATTATAGATTGCTTTGCCGGGGGCGGCGGCGCATCCGTAGGCATTGAAATGGCTCTTGGTAGGCCTGTAGACATAGCAATTAACCATGATCCAGATGCAATTCTAATGCATAAGACTAATCATCCCGGAACACTGCATCTGACAGAAGATATTTTCAAAGTAGACTTGCAGAAATATGTTGGAAACCAGCACGTAGCGTTGATGTGGGCTTCACCAGACTGCACAAGCCATTCAAAAGCAAAAGGCGGTCAGCCGAGAAAACAGGGGCTTCGCATTCTTCCATGGGCGGTATATAAGCACGCAAAAGCAATTCTCCCAGATGTAATCATTATGGAAAACGTGGAAGAAATACAACAATGGGGGCCACTTGATGATAAAGGACATCCAATAAAAGAAAAAGCCGGGGAAGATTACCGAAAATTTATTTCAGCAATGGAAAGTATTGGATATGAATTTGATAGCCGAGAACTCGTAGCTGCGGATTATGGAGCGCCGACTACAAGAAAACGTTGGTATGCGGTATTTCGTAGGGATGGAAAGCAGATAATATGGCCAAAGCCTACACATAATCGTTTTGGAACAGACGGTCTGAAACCATATGAACAGTGCGGAGATTACATTGACTGGTCAGATTTAGGCAAAAGTATATTTGACCGTTCAAAGCCACTGGCAGAAGCAACACAGAAACGCATTGCAAATGGAATTAAGAAATATATCGTTGATAATACAGAACCATACATTGTAAAGAATAAAGATGCACTGGCGTTTATCATTCAGTATCATGGAGAAACTAGAGAAGGTGATTCCAGAGGACAATTACTGACAGAGCCGATTAAGACCATTGATACGTCAAACAGATATGGACTTGTGACAGCTTTTATCACGAAATATTACAAGACTGGAATCGGTCAAGGATGTGACGAGCCACTGCATACGATTACTACTTCACCCGGACACTTCGGTGTGATATCCGCTTTCCTGGTTAAATATTATGGGACAGGATGCGGACAGGTGCTTAATGAACCACTCGGGACTATCACCACAAAAGATAGATTCGGTCTAGTGAATGTTTTGGTTGACATTCACGGAGAGAAATACATTATTTCAGATATTTTTCTCAGAATGCTAAAGCCAGAAGAACTGAAAGTGATGCAGGGATTCCCAAAAGATTACATTATTGATCGGGATTACAAGTGGAGAGATTATCCGATTGCGAAACAAGTAGCAAGAATCGGAAATAGTGTGGTTCCGGTTATGGCAGAAGCACTTGTGAAAGCAAATTGTCCGTACTTGAAAGTTGGAGAACGCAAAGTTGCACCGATGATTTATATGCAAAACAACGGACAGGTAGCGTTTGGATAGGAGTGATTAAATGGTACAAACAGGACAGATTATTTATTTTAGCAATCAGAAAATGATGTGCTTTGATGTTGAATCCATTGAGGATATTACTGAACCACCAGAACAAATAGAAACTACATCGGTTTATGGCGAGACAAGAACGTATGTGCCGGCAATAATGAATCCAACAACTCTTTACGTTACTGGAAAGGAAATTGTAAAACTTGATCCAACAACCATGAAACGCATTGCCAGATATAATCTTGAAGAAGA